TATGAATTCGGATAAAGCCAGTGAATTATATCCTATTAACCTAATTAATTTTAGCTTTACAGAAACGGCTTTATAAAAGAGTTGTCAAGTGTTACTTTTCAAGTAATTTCAAGTAAAGAAGGAGAGAAATAATGTTTACTCGCAGATTATTGATTGCAGATTCGGGGGGGACGTCCACCCCTATAGTAACTATAAATTTTTATCTGAAATGCCCTAATTATCAGCCGGGTATTATAGACCTGCCTGTAACCTTTAAGATATCAGATTTTAAAACAGAAGAATTAACTTTCTATGCAAAAGTAAATTCTACCGTTGGCGTTCCTGTGAATTTGTATGCTGAAACTGTATATACAATAACAGTGCAAGATGATAGGTTTTTACCAATATTAGAAGATACTGTTTTTCATGCGAACGTAGACTACTTAATATTACTTGATTTAATTTAATTTAAATATCAAAAGTTAAGGTGTGATAAAATGGATATAGACAGAATTTGTTGCCGCTGCAATAAGCCATTGCTTACTGGTTACTATTATTTTGATAACACATTCGGTATATGTATAGATTGCATTACTAAATTATCCGTTTTAGAAATAAGAAACGAAAACAAATTGCATATTCACGAAGTTGAAGCGGCACTTAAAAAGGGGAATTATCAAAGATGATACATCAATGTACTTCATGCGGCAGGATAAAGCCTATTGAGTGGGCTTTTGAAATGCCCGCATATCATAAAACTTATTATATATGCAAAGAATGCTTGCCTAAAATATACGAAAGAATGAACAGGAAAGCGCAAAAAAATCCTAAAATAAAAGAAACCAGTTATTTTAGCAAAAGTTAGGGGGGTGTAAACGTGGCAGAAGTTGTTGAATTAAAAGCGTTTGTTACAGCTAGTCCGAACGAAGCGGATTTTTCGTCAGCAGCGACTAAAAGAGAATGGGAAGCGTATCCGACAATTAAAGGTTATGTTACCTCTAAAGCTGATGAAAGCAGCTATATTACAGGCGAAACAATGCGCGTTGTTGGCACAAACTTGCAACCTGTAACGCAAATATACACATTTGAACCGCTTACAGGCTCAATAGACATTGATAATACGTATCAGATTGAAGTTAAAGCTAAAGATAAGCCTAAACCGCCAAAGGCGCCCAATATCCAAGAACCTATTTACGTCACAGGTAAATACGGTATTGAAATGAACCCGTATTTTACCCCCGGAGATATAGGGCATACACTATACCTAAATGACAAGTGGGACATATTTAGTGACGCAAGCGGACAAATAGCGTTAGTATCCGGTGCGTATGCTATAGCACAGAATGCGGCGAACGCAGTCAGGCTGTTCAAAAACGACGCTTATTTAGCACAAACGCGCGGGATTCCACATTTTGAAATCGAGCTTGGCAAAGCCCCGGCGATTGCCGCCCCTATCCTGCGCACACGGATACGCGAAACAGTCCTGAATGTCAACGGAGTAACAGGCGCAGAAGTTGACTTAACATTTGATGAAAGCGGGCGTGTAATGGGCGGTGAAGTGCAAGCGACAGTATTGGAAAGCGAAAACGTTCAAATTGATTTTTAAGGAGCGAAAACATGACTTACATTTTTTATCTAATATTAGATATTCTATTTACGCTAATATGCTATGTCACTAATCCTATTGTAGTGTTATTTTCAAATGAATACGGAGAGCTGCCATATAGCCTGCGCTGGTGGCAGACATACGATAACTGTATCGACATACCGCATACGATTAACAGCGGCGTTCCAAAGCTGTTTAGATATGACTTTGACAAACATTATAAATACACCCCTGAATTCAAAAAAAAATACGCCATGAAGCCGGGATATGTAGAGATATTAGACCCGAATTTTACCATGTGGGAAAAAATTCAGCGTTATGTTTGCCGAAATGTTTGGCTTTACAGGAATACTGCTTATGGCTTTTCTTATGAAGTCTGCGGGCGTTATGTATTAGCAGACAGAATAAAAGTATACGTTAACTATAATAACGCCGAAAACGACCAATGCTATATAGGCGTAGTAAACGATAACCGAATGATTCTCAATAGAACATGGAGCATATTCTATACAAAAAAATATTGCAAATGGTTTTATCTGCGAATTTATTTAGGCTGGAAATTCAAGGGAACTGCGGGGCAATCTATGATTGCTTTTCATATCAATCCATTTAGATTAAACGATTAAGGGGGATTAACAATGATAACATTTAATCCGGATACGGGGCTTGTATCAAGCGGAACGGCGGCGATACGGGCTAACCTCGTTACTCAATGGCAAAAAGCATTCGCCACCGACCCCGATAAGCCATTGCTTGACACCGACCCCGAAACACCAGCGGGGCAGCTCATTGACGGACAGGCGGTATTGATTAACAGGAAAGATAGTGAGATTCTTTACCTTGCGAATATGTTCAATCCTAAAACGGCACTGGGAATATGGCAGGACGCACTAGCGGGCATTTACTTCATTGAACGCCATATAGCCATAGCCACTCTTGTTACAGGCAACATCAAGGGCGCATATGGTACAGTAATACCTTATGGAGCTATAGTCCAAGACCAAAAGGGGTATACTTACACTAACGTCACAGTAACGACCATAGGCGAGGACGGAACGGCTACAGCTATTTTCCGCTGTAGCCAGCGTGGAGCGATTGAGATAGGCGTAGGACAGCTTACAAAGATAGTTACCGTTGTTCCCGGCTGGGACAGCATAACAAATCTAGCCGCAGGCGTCACCGGACGCAACAGCGAAACGCAGGCAGAATTTGAGCAGCGCAGACGTGCCAGCGTAGCACAGAACGCCCACGGCATAGCGTCGGCTGTTGAGGGCGCACTAGCTAACCTTTCCGACGTCGTAGCCGTGTCGGTGCTTGAGAACCGCGGGGATACGGACAAAGTGCTTTACGGCGTCACACTGCCCCCGCATAGTATTTACTGTAGCGTCTATGGCGGGAACATAGAGAGCATAGCAAAAACGATTCACGAAAAAATTGACGGCGGCTGTGGTATTTCCGGTAACACAAAAATCGCTTACGTAGATGAAAAAGGTAATGAGTTCGTTTACTATATTGAGATACCTACAACAACAACATTCGCCTTGTCAGTGAAAATCCGTAAGACTTCGACGCTTCCAACTAACTATGAAGAACAAATTAAAAAAGTTGTTTTGCAAAACTTCAACGGCGAACTAAATAAATACGGACGGGCGAAAATGGCACAGACGATTTACGCAAGTCGCTTCTACGCTGATATAGTTGACGTCGGCGTAGATAATTTAGAAAATATTGAGATATCATACCCTAGCGGGTCAAAATGGACTGATAGCGTCGACATTCCTGCTAATCAGATACCAGTAATGAGCGAGAGTGATATAACTATCACGGTGCTAGATTAAGGGGGCTTAAACATGGACTTTAGAGGGCAAGAAGATGTTCGCGAGTGCGACAATATACGTGTTGAGCTACAACCGTATATTCAAAGTCAATACGGTAGCAGCACAACTATTTATCAGATTTTAGACGATTTTCGCGCAAATATCGACCCTAGCAAAGATATGCTTGTCTTTTACGACAACATATTTAATATAGCCACAGCTAACGGCGTAGGGCTGGACGTTTGGGGCGAAATCCTTGTTATAGGCAGGACTATAACAGACCCTATTAACGGGAAAAAATTCACGTTAGAAGATGATGAATACCGCTCACTGCTTTACTATAAAGCCTTAGCTAACATCACCGACGCAAGCCTTGCGACGCTTAACTATATGTTGAACAAGCTTTTCCCGGAGCTGGGCGGCGTTGTATTCAACGTTATTGACGAAAAGCAAAGAGAGGACGGGACTTTTTACAATAACTATCCTATGCATGTCAGATTTGTATTTGCTACGTATTTAACAGATGTTCAGCTTGCCATATTCAGGATAGGCGCGAATTTAATCGTAGGCGCAGGCGTCGGCTGGTCGCTGGTAATGATTGATACCGATAATACGTTTGGTTTTAATGGGAGCTTGCTCCAACCATTCAATAATGGCGTCTTTGACCCGTACCCCCCCAATCTATAGAGTAAAGAAAAAAAGAAAAAAGGAAGTGTTAACATGGCTATTCCAGTAGTTCAAGAACCATTGTATTTATTTGAACGCCCTTTTGCTAATGAAGGAACAAAAAACATAATTCCGGCAACGAATAACGAAGCAACGGGATTAGCGTCACAGACGAACGGCTTTCCTGCTATAACGCAAGTCCCAATTAAGGCAGGCGGCATAGCCCCGACACGGGCAGACTTTAACGGTATTCTTTATATGCTATCTGCGTTTGCATACTGGCAGCAAAGCGGCGGCTTAATGACTTATAAAGAAACTCTGCAATATGCGCCGAATTGCGTGATATCTTTTAACAACGAGTTATTTATGTGTATAAAATCAAATGGGGTAGATACAAGCGCAGGCACACAGCCCCCTATCATTAACGAAAGCGAGTTGAATTCTGAATATTGGCAGTATTTTGTAAAGCAAATAGGCAGCTTAACAGAGGACGAGATAAAAGATATCATAGATACTGCTGTTGACGACGCAAAAGCTACGCTTGTCAGTAGTCAAACGCAGTGTGGGTTAAATAACTTAACTTTCACTTCAAAAGTTGCTGCTTCAACATTATCGATTTTTGCTGGGACTACATGGAATAGCCGTGTTGATAATTGGAGTGGCAGCGTTACTTTAACTATAAAAGTAAATGGCAACACTGTAGGCACAGTAAGTATGTCAAGTAGTATCTCCAAAAGCGGCTCAAAAGGACACGGCTGGGGATATAGACCGACAGACACAACCGCGAATACATTCAACTATAACGTCAAAGTTGGGGATGTTGTAACAGTAACTTATAGCGAAAGTGGCGGTTACTTTAACCATACATCTATACAAGTTACGTTAGGCGCGTAGAAGGGGTGAAAAAATGGATATTAACAATATAGTCAACTCAACTCGCATGAGAAATGCAAGATTGTTGGACGATATTAATAACAAGATATTAAACAGAGAATACTATAAATTCAAATATTTACCGTTTGAGGGCGCACTTCCCGGGTTATATTTCCAGCAACAAACAGAGGACGCTATTAATGATATAGGCAACGTGGCATATGCTACAGAAAAAGTTGCAGATGAAGCCCTGCAAGTTGCACAGCAAGCTTATAACATTGCACTAGCTGCACTGGAAACGGCGAACAATGCACTTGCCGCAGCTCAAACGGCGCAACAAACCGCTGACACTGCGCTAAATAAGGCTAACGCTGCACAATCTGCCGCCGACGCTGCACAAGCGAGCGCGAACGCTGCACAATCTGCCGCCCAAAAAGCGCAAGAAACCGCCGACGCTGCACAGCAAACGGCGAACAATGCCGCCGACGCTGCGAACACAGCGATAGAAACGGCAACAAATGCATTAACTGTGGCTAACGCTTCGCAACAAACGGCTAATCAAGCCGTAGAAAGACTAGAATTCGTTGAGCCGATAGTAGAAGAATTGAGATACTACGACAACGTCACGGAAAGCGTTGATTTAAATACACAAACGGCTTTTGCAAGAACGTATCTTCAAAACGATTCAAACACCAACGCGCCGGAAAGTGGCAAGTTATGGCTAGACGTGGACGACGATTTTGACGAAACGTATATCAGGCAGAAAGCTATAGCGCAGAACAGCGGAAAAACTTATATTAGATTCGGTACCATTGTTCCCGACAGTGACCCTATAGAGGTATCCGAATGGACAGCATGGGTTGAATATGCTATTAAAACAGATTTAGACAGCACTACGACAGACTTAACCGAAAAGATAACTACTGTGGCGAATAACCTTGCTACACATGAAGCTGACTTCAATAATCCGCATAAAGTAACAGCGGAACAACTCGGATTAACAACGGTATATCAATATAAAGGCAGCGTTGCTACTTATGCCGATTTACCAACTACAGGTCAGAAAGTAGGCGACGTGTGGAACGTCGAAACAGCAGACCCCAACCACGGTATTAAAGCGGGGGACAATGTAGCATGGGACGGTACACAATGGGATATTCTCGGCGGCAACCATGATTTAAGCGGCTATGCTCAATTAAATTCATCTAACACCTTTACCGCTTTAAATACTTTCAGAGCAAACCTTGCTGTATCGAATGGCATAACGGCAGGCAGTCAAGGACGGGTTATTTTTGGCGTAAAACCCAGTACAGCAACAGTACAAGCGAATATCATATCTTCTACCACAGGGGCATTAAACTATATTGCTACAGAAAGCACTGGACATTACTTCAAAATTGGCAATAATACTGCGTCTACATCCATAACTACTAACGAAAGTGAAACAGCAATCCTTTCGCATAATGCCTTTGAATTTGCGAGAATAACAAATGTCGGCGTTGCAAAATGGTTAGGCAATGCAAACACCGCTACGAAGTTAGAAACCGCCCGCACAATAAACGGTGTGGCTTTTGACGGCACGCAAAATATCACCATTGAAGCAGGCGGGGGCGGTGATGTTACTGCCGCAGGAGATAATAACTTTACAGGAACGAACACATTCAATAAACCTATAACAGTTAGGGACGGCGCACTTGCGGGGATTGGTGGAACAATCACACTAGGCATGAAGCCTAATAGCGCAACAACGCAAGCAAAGATAAACTCCACTACCACCGGAGCAATGTATTATACAGCCACAGAAGGACTGGCACACTTTTTTAATGTTGGTACAACAGAAGTTGCCACAGTCGGCGGGACTGAAACGACGGCTACACTTGACTTTTTATCTAATCGTATCCTAAACTATAGCACTTCAAGCGGATTGCGAGTAGGTGGCGGCGGTACAAGTAAAATTATAGGTTTTTACCCCGAAGCAGCCGATAACACAGCAGGTATGCGGCTTTCAAATCAAGCCGAAGCCATTAGCACAGATTATAGTACATTTTCTTTGCAAAATAATTCTGCTATCAGCTATACGAAAAATGCAACCTTGCAAGTTGGAAACTTTAATATATTAGAAGTTGACAGAAATAACAAAAATGTAACTATAAAGGCAGACAGTAATGGGCAGATACTATTCACTCCTAACAATCTTGCAAGCAACACAAGCAGCATTGATAGCAATGGTAATTTCTATATGTCACAGGGCTTAACGGTTGGCTCAATATTAAATACTGGAACATCAAACGGCGTTATTCGAGCAGGGAACAATGAAGGTTGCCTTTATTTTACTGGGACAGCGGAAAATACCTACTATGGAACGCCCAACACTGGAAACACTATAAGTTATCAGGCGTCTGCAAACTGCTACCTCATTAACTGCTCAATCAACAATCCGTCGACTTTAAACATGAATTTTGAAAATATGAACTTCAAAGCGACCGTTGGAAGTGTGCCGTATATGTGCAAGACATTAACGTTTTGGCTACCTGTAGCTGCTACTGTTCCGGCGGTAACTTGGACGTTCCCGACGGGTAGCGCAGTCTACTACCCTAAAGGTGTTGCGCCGACATTAACGGCTAACGCGAATAATATCATTAACGTTATAGCTATAGTGGATGATACGGACAGCTTTTCAATTCAGGTATGCGATACAATAATCCTGCCGTATAGCGGTTAAGAAAGGGGTTTAAAAATGGATAAAAAAACAGTATACAGATACAAAGGGACTGACTACACCAGCATTAACGCGTTGCGGCGAGCTATGCCGAATGTATCGCTTCCAAGTTCCTTAACGAATGAGCAATGCAATGCATTAGGCATTTTAAAGCTAGAACTAAACTACAGCACGGACGAAGCCCGAGCTATACGCATTAGCCAGTTATATCAAGAATATCAGTCCGAATTAATAGCTCCCACGAAGTACGATATCAACGGCAAGACTTACTACATTGACAGGGACACAGACAGCATTATTAAATTTAATTCGGCGCATGAAGTTGCAAAAATGAAAGGCAATAATCTTTTTAGGGCAAAAAATGAAGCAGGAGAATATGAGCTAGTAAAGTTAACTACAGGTGACTTTGAAAGCATTCTATTGAAGTCGGCACTACTGCAACAATCAGCATATAACCGCTTTAAACAAGCACGGGACGCCGTGAATAAATACAAACGCGCAGACAAAATTTTTGCAGTTGAATTTTAAAGAGTTTTGAGTTATTATATTAAAAGAGTCAAAAATATCGTAACCACATCAGTTTGTCGGCTGGTGGTTACCCCCTCTACCATAAAAAAGCAGGGCAAAAGCCCTGCTTTTTTATTTTGCGATTTTTCAAAAAAATACTTGACAACAGAACAAGGGGGGGCTATAATATAGACAAGAGGTAAGAAAAATAACAAAAAATAAAGGGGCAATGAAAAATGAAAAAAACCTATCAAGTGTTAAAATGGACTGCGGAAGTTAGAGAAAAAGAATTGCAATGTTTAGAAGAAGTAGAATTGCTCGATAACCATGACCCTGCTGTAGAATTTGAAAGCGATTCCGAAAACGAAGCGTATGACTTTTTAGAAAAAGAAAGCGGGTTACTTCACATTCATAAATTCGATTCCTGTGGTTTAAAATTCGCCGAGGTTGACTGTCTTTTATTAAGAAAAGTCGAAGTAGACGAGGACGGCGACGTTATAGACTGCGAATATCTTGATATGCGTTACCCGAAAGTTGAAGAAGCAGACGAGGACGAAGAATAAAAATGAAAAGTATTTGTATTACAAAAGAAAAAGCATACTACATCGTAGTCGACGGATGTAAAAAATGCTATAAATTTAAAAGCCGTGAAGAAGCTAAAAAATTCATAGAGCTTTTTAAACCTTTTTACAAAAATAAAACTGTAATGATTCAGGAAGCGATTGTATTAACAAGCTATACAATGGATGAATATATCATAAACGAAGGTGAGGAATGAAAAATGCAAAATAGTAACGCTGTTGTAAAAAAGATATACTGTATTGTTATCAACGGCAAAGTTGAAGAAAATATGCCTTTCAGTAGTCCTGAATATGCGAAAGAGTATATAAGTCTTTTTAGTTCAAAATACCGCACAGAAAATACGATTGCTATTCGCGAAATGTACCGAATAACTACAGATATCATCATAAGGGAGATTTATCCGAATGTGGATTAAAGATAAAGTAAATGACTGCTATAAAATGTCACATAGCCATTTAATCACGATAGAAAAAGTGAACCGACACTACATATTATATTTTCGAGATAAAATGATAAAATCTTTTCCGACCTTGACGGCGGCAAAGCAGTACGGGGATTTTTTTCAACTAGATTCACATACCCGGTATGCGATTTATTTAATCCATAATTTCGGAAATTGCACAGGTAACAATTTAGGCTACTACACTGGAACAATAGGACTTCACGGCGATATATATGTACCGGGACACGTTCCAACAATCAATGGAGAAGTTAAGCTTTATAAAACGTTTGCGAGGGCGAAACAAGGCGCACAGGCGATATATAACAAGTGCGGCTATGTGCAAAAATTTGAAATTCATACAGTAGAAATTCGTGCCAACGATAAAAAGGAAATAGTAACAGTAAGGGGACTGCCATAAAAGAATATAGCGGTAGGTTTTACGAAGGAAAATTTAATGGCTATCAATGCGGCTACGAACTTATTAACGATATGCCAGCGGAAAAAGAACGTGATAAAGGACATTGGATAGACATTACTTTTGACGCGAGTATGTGCAGCGTTTGCAAAAATATACAAGAATACGAAACAAAATACTGCCCGGAGTGCGGGGCTAAAATGGTAGGTGATAATAATGTTAAGTAAATATATTCAATATTTTTTAAATGAAAACAATTTTTGAAGCAGAAAAACATTTAAAAGAGGACTATTATCAAATTGATAAATTCTTTGCGTGTTCTACTAATAGGGTGTTTAAAATTATTCCTAAAGCAAAAGGTGATGAAATATGAATATAAAAGCTTATGTATGGGACGACGAATATCACGGGGAAAGTCATATAGTTTGGACTACCACACAGGGAAAAGCTAAAGCATTGCTTGCTGCCGAACATGACGAAGAATTTACAGAAATACGAGTAAGGCGGCTACCGTGGGCTGATGAATATGGAGATAGTAAAAAAATACCAGCAGAAGAATTTTTAAGCCGCGGCTGGTGGTTGCCTTGCACAAACTGCGGGACACCTGTGTATGATGATACAGCAACAGTGTTAGATGAAGTAGAGGTGCTATGTGACGAGTGCGCGAAAGATTGGAGCAAGGAAAAATGAAGATAGAAGATTTGAAAGTAGGCAGAGTATATAGAGCTAAACGCCCTAGAGTTGTACACACATTGGGCGGCAGCTATATCAATGATAGGCAGATACTCTATATATCGCCATTTGAGGAAACTATTCAGTACGATACCCCTAAAGTCGGTTTTGGGTCAAGATATCCAGTGATATCTGTTGAAAAATTTCTAAAATGGGCAGCTAAAGATATCACGGATGACTTACCGCCTGCCGAATGGGAAGAATACAAGAGGTGTAAAAATGGAAAGTAAATATATGACTTTACGGGTAAAAATATAGGAGTGATAAAATGAGAAAATATATATCAATATTCGACCCAAGCCACGAGAAATTGATAGAATTCATCAACAGATACTATGTGCGCCGCGGGTGGAGAATCATAAGCATAGTAAAAGGTAATGGTGATTTTTGGGCAACATTGGAATTGGAAACGGAGAAAAACAATGACTAAAGAAGAACTAATGAACGCTATAGCGGGTTTACCCGCTGAAATACAAGTTTATAAAATAGACGACTATGCAGACCTTGACCACTCGGACGGCTGCCCTTTGCTTGGCGTTATAGTAGTTAACGAGCCTGACAGTGAACCTGTTATTTATTTGAGGTGAAAAATGAAAGCAGAACGTATACAGCAGTTTAAAAAAGCTTTTGCCCTCTACCGTCGCGGGGGCTATAGTCTTGCTTACAGGTGGAAGTTATATTTTATACGCGACGTTCAAAAGAAAAAACTTCCTAACAATTTTGAAAAAATAAGGAAAGAGTTAGAACTATGACAAAAAAAGAACGTGAACGACAAATAAAAAAGGCTTATATATTCTATAGGCGGCGCGTTAGAACTTTGCTTGCTACCGGACGCTATCTTTTAACTATAGACTATAGAAAAAAGGATATAAACAATGAAAAGTGATATAGTATTGAGAATAGAAAAGGCATTAAAAGAATATACCCCGTCAAAGATTGACGGGGTTAGAATTGCTACAGCACGCGGAATATTAACCGCGTATGAAATTGCTGTTAAAAACGGATTGAGTGAAGCTGGGAAGGTAGATTGTATAAAGATTTGTGAAAGCTTTACACAACCGCCTATAACATGCGGGATAACTAATCCGGAAGAGCATTATATTACTTGTGAAAAAAAGAACTACAGGGGCGACGTTATAAAGACCTTTAAGGCTTTTGACTTACCTACTGAATTAATCACTCTATGCTTTGAAATAAAAAGCACTGTAAGCGATTTCAAAAGCCCTAACGGGCATAATTTAGTGGGTGATGTTAACTACTACGTTATGCCGTCAGACACGTTCAAGCAGCTTGAAAAGCTGGGGCTACTCGACGAAGTGCCGCCACATATCGGCTTTATCACTGCACACGAAGGACGCTACAGTAAATTAAGGCTGATTACAAAAAAGGCAGCAACGAAGGTTACACCTGCTGTTGATAAATATATGCTGGCGTGGTCAGCAGTGAAAGGGCGGTATATTAATAGCAGCGTCAGCAATAAGAAGGTAAATTCAGCGGCGATAGTAGAGTGTAAGGGTTTTAAAGTTAGAGAACGTCAAATTTGAGTTATAAGCCGTTTGATTTATTAACACAAGCAAACATAAGCAAGGCAATATAAAAAGCCCCTAGCGTCGATTGTACGACGTGCTAGGGGCTTTTTCTTAACCATTATTTACACAATCTGGACATTTACAAACACAACGCCATTCAGTGCCTACCTGCTTTTGCTTAGATATAGTCCAGCCTAAAGACCGGGCTTTGATTTTTGTCTGACCTTTGGTTGAAAATGGGAACAGCTTTACTGCCCCGCATTTTTCGCACACTACACCTGAAACGATACCTTTTAAATTCACTTTTTATACCTGCCTTTCAAAATTTTTTCTCTACATTGCAAGCACACGCTTTGCTGCACTTTACGGTTAGATATTGCTGCTACAGCTTTGCTTATACCTACACCGCACATGATACACATATTCCGTGTGTCATCATCTTTAGGTGGCGGCGTATTTTTGGGCTTAATAGCGGGCGGTGCTTCCTCTGCCCGTTCCCGCTTAACTGGGATGATTTCAGGCAAAGGCTTTTCTTTGCCTTTTTCGACGCTGGCGGCAACTAATGCGCCGACCTGCTGCGCTGCTTCAATTCGTTTCTGTATCTCGTTGCGCTTGCCGTCTGGGTAGGCGAAACGATAGTTACCGTTGCCGTCTTTAATCACCAGAGCTTTAATGATACGCTTTGCTTCGTCGTATTCAATTTCTGAAACGAAAAAAGAAACATCATTGCTTAACGCTACATTTTTCGTTCGATTGTTGATATACGTTTCATATTTTTTTAGTATGAGCTGAATTTTGGGGGAACTGTATAATTCCCGCCCTATCCCCCAATTAGTAGCAGCACGTTTAAAAGCGTCGGAAGCGCGCCCCTTATTCGCCGAAACGTTGGATAATTCGCCTACATCTTCTTTCGTTATCCACTCGCCATTATTCGCCTTGATTGATATTCCACAGATAAAATCATTTCCTTCTGCCCTGTGCGTTCTTTGCCAGCTATCCGCCCCGACGTATCTATCTAAATAGTACATATCAACACGAGCGTCTTTATAAAGCAGTAAATCTGCCTTGTAGTATTCAACACGTTCGCCTTGTGCATTCTCGGCATAGCACTTAATGATACGGTTAACGCGTATCTCTATATCTTCTGCCTTTAGTAGTGGGAATTTAATCTGCATAGCTTTGCCCTTCTTTCTCATTAGTAATCCTTTAAGTTTGATTAAGCACATATTTAGTTATATTATTTATGTGTAGCGGCTTACTCCTTTTTTACGTCTGTGCGTCTTGTGCAGGCGTTTTTTTATTCGTCAAAATCCACGGTTAAAGCTAGATGTTTTTCAAAAAATAAGTCTTTCAAAATCTCGACTAATGTTTTAACATCCGCCTTTTCTTCTGAATAGCCTACTATGTTGCACAAATCAACATATTCAGTATTGAGCGAGCCGGATTTAATAACTTGCGTAACAAATTGATTTATGTTATCGCAATGATAGACTTGTGACGGCTTTACAGGCGTCAAGTAACCGTCTTTATTCGGCATTAAAGGATTTAATATGACCCTCATTTCAAAATCACCAGCAGCGCAAGAACTGCGCTTATAAAGTAAAGTAAATTCAGTAAGCAATGTCGCTGATTGCTGACCGTGATAAAAAGTAAATTTAATATCTGACTAAATGTGTCGAATACCGCTGTTGCGGCAGTAACACCAGTCCCTAACGCCATTAACATAAATTTCATTCGTAGCCCCCCTTTATTCTCATTATAAAACGAATATAAGAAGGTGTCAAGTGAATTTTGAAAAAATAAAAAGAAAAAATCCCTAGAATGTATAGCTGCATTCTAGGGATAACCTACTAAGATTTTTTTAAACAAATCATACAGAAAGAATAATTGTTTTGAGAAGAAAATATTTGTGCTTGTAATGTTCTTGCTACTTAATCGACGTTAGAAACTACCGGGGAGCGGCTTTTGATTCGTTTGAGAACAGGCATTGCCCCCCCTAACGCATTTTGTAATTACAGTAAAAGTATAAACTCTATTGCTTAAAAAATCAAGCCAAAAATTTTTACAACTTTTATTTTTACTATATCTTGTGTTTTTATAGGCTAATATTCCAGTTAAAATACTATATATAGTTTATACACAGAGTTATCCACATTATCCACAACTAGACAAATTTATCAAATGCGATTAAAATAAAAAAGCAGCAACTCTTTACAGAGCTGCTGCCTCATACGCAAACGCAAGAAATTTCGCAATGTCAATAAAAATGTTGCTGACACTAATTATCAACTTATAACCTTTAGAGGTTATGGGTACTTTTTCTTACGCCTATATAAAAATTATATCTCATTTTTTAAGTAATGTCAATATAAAAAGTAAATGCTGACACTAGTTATCAACTTTAAATAGAAAAAATTCCTTACCTCTATAGGAGTGACACAGAATAACCCCACCTGTGTATAAAAAATGGTTGGTGCTGCAACGAGCCAAGTTTATAAAGTCGTTGCCCCTAGTAGTTTTTTGATTGCAAAAACTATTAGCCGCTTTAGCTGTAGTGGGCTTTATGCGGGGGGGAAGTCGGCAGAAGTCGACCTACTCTGGTAAGGTGTATATACCTTTAGACAGGCATAGTCTATAAAATATACGGCTGGCGGCAACGGGCGCAGAGTGCGCGGGGGTAAGTTATGGAACGTGGGACGTTGGGGACGTGATGAAGTGACTAGCAATTCAACTATACAGCGACGGCGGGGACGCAATCGCAAAACCTCTTTTCAGTAGACAGTATAAAACTGTGTGCTGTTAGGGGTTTTTCTGCCTGCCAGCTTCTAACAGGGACTATATTTTTCCTTAAACCTATTGACAAGTAGAACGAAGGGGGGCTATAATATAGACAAAGATAGGAGTTGATAATTTGTTTGAGTGGAAAACAATAATTAAAGTTGCTGCCGCCGCTGGGCTAGTGACTTTTGCGGTTAAATTAAGTGCCGGACTTGCCGAGGTATTGATAGAATATCCTATATGGCGCGGCTGGTTAGGTGGACTGTAGAATGGCTAACATGATAAAGCAGTACGAAAAAGTTATAGCTTTCAAATGTTCTAGCAAAGACTTTCCGGAGCTGGGGTATATGATTGCATTCGCCTACAACTACAGTGAAGCTAGATATTTAGCTAAAGAAGAATTTAAAAAGATTAACCCGGCAGTAAGGTATTTAGGCATTAGGGCAAGTATCGTATTAAAAGACTTACCCAAAGAATTGAATAACAAGGTATGCTTCAACGAGAATCACGAAGGGTATGAATTAGTTTCAGAATTTTTGTAAAAAGAAAGGGGTAAAACACTATGCTACAACCTATGGATTATTCAACGAAAGAGGAATTTATTAACGACCAGTACGAAAAACTTTCCGAAACAGGGAAAACAAAATTCAGGATGAAAGTTGCAAAAAAAAGCATTGATTTAGATAGAGCTTTATATCTATGGTCATTTTTCGGCTGGTTTGGTTTTCATCAGCTTTATTTGAAAAATTATGGCGCGTTTTTCGTTCGCCTGTTCACAATGAGTTGCTTTTTAACATTATGGTTTAAAGACCGTTTTAGCCTTGAAGATGACGTAAAAAAATATAATACAGAAGTCGAATTGCAAGCGATTTTAGAATTAATTTAGGGGGGATAATATGAACGCTCAAGAAGTAGCCCGGATATTAGCTAAAGAAAACGACAGTGTTGTCGTTGTGGGAATAACAAGGGAAGCGTCAGGCGATTTAATCAGCGACGAATGTTTTTTAAATTTAGATGAATTTCACGCAGCCGTGGCGTGCGCTAATTTAGTAGGATACATTTTGAAAATTCAAAAGAGGAAAAACTCTATAGACCACATATTGAAAGGCGTAAAGCAGTTAGTTGATATGGATATTCCGTTGGACGAAAAAACAGAGAGGGGCTAAAACATGGTAAAGAAAAACGGCAGTTTAAAATTAAAAGTTGCAGTTTGTAAAAAGTGCAAAAAGCAGCCGAGGTTAAAGCTGGGACTATCCTTTTACTACGAATGTAATTGCGGGCAATCTATATCCGGCGCATACGGCGACGGCATTTTAGAAACAACTAAAAAATGGAACGAAGCCCAGCGCGAGGATAAAAATGATTGAAAAACAAAGCTTAAATAAAAATCGTGTGCTTCCGTCTGCTATGATATTAGATAGATTAAGCATAGAATGTATAGTTAAAGCTTCAACGAAAGAAAAAATCATAGAAAGCTGCTGCGTTTCTAGTGCTAAATTAGTTGAACAGTTAGTAAAAAGCGAGCCGCAGCATAGTAAGATTGTAGAAAAAATGGCAGATGTATATATATCGTTATCGCAGCTATTGATAGCCTTACCGATACGGGACGACGATTTAAACGCTGCCATAAAACGAAAAGTTTCGAGAAAACTCAAACATAATCCGACACTAATTAAATTTTGAAAAAAGCAGGGTAAACGCCATGCTTTTTTATTTTGCAATTTTTCAAAAAAACACTTGACAACAGAACGAGGGGGGGCTATAATATAGACAAGAGGTAAGAAAAAAATAAAAAATAAAGGGAGCGATACTATGAAAGTAAAAGATTTTGCAAACAAGGTATATCAATCAAGCGTACCATTCGGGGTATATATTCAAAGAGGAATGGAAAAAGTAGAATACATAGACGACGTAAAAAATATTAAAAGTGAAAGCGCATATTTAGAAGAAACATTAAACGGCTTTAAATTTAACGAAACTGATATTGTTCTTTATATTAAAGTTAAATAATAACAGCGGCGGGGCGCAATGCCCCGCACTACATCAAAAATAGAAGTGCTGCTGTAGCTGCGTGGCGCAGGCTTTGCAACTAGAGAAAGACGGCGAAAAAAATGTTTGCAATTTATATCGAAGAATACGGTTACTATGAAGGTAAAATATATCAAAACGATAATGAATTTTATCCGGAAGCCGAAATACATTCCATATCAGAATTTACTAAAATTTATAAGACGCAATATTTAGCAGAAAAAGCCGCAAAAGCCATTGTTAAAAAATGTACTTATATACAGGATTTTCAAGTAAAAATTATTCAAATAAATAAAGGAGTGAAATAATTGAAAATAGCAAAGATTTTTGAAACTGGCATTCAGGGAGATATAAGGCGTGAATTCACTGTGTATGATGTAAAAGACGTAAAAATCATTAAACTAACAGACCAATGTAAATGTTATCAGTTTCTAGGGTGCGAAAAAGGCAAAGCACAAGCCATATATTTACATAAAACATCTGATGTATTCTTTCGCTTAATTCCTGATATAGAAGATATGATTAACATTATAGAACAAGAATATTCTGAATTAAGTAAAGCCTATCAAGAAAAAGAAAAAATATATAGTGCTAACCCAAGTATTGAAAATAAATTTGAAGCAGAAAAAGCAGAATCAGCTTATATCACTATTGCATATTTGAAAGATAAATTAATGTTCTGAAAAGGGAGAAACTGAATGAAAGTACACGAATTAAAAGAAATATTAAACAACTACGACGACACAGCAGACGTATTCTTTTTCACTGGGTACAGCACTATTCCATATTATGAATTGTTAGACCGAAAAGAAACTTTTAATTTAGCAATATGCACGCAGGGCTTTGCTATGGAGATTGAAGCAGCAGAAAGACTGGATACGATAAATACCTTGATATTAACACCAACAGGTGAAGAATTTAAACAGGGGAAAATGGATTTAAATTATTGGAAAAACTATGATAATTTATCCCGAGCAGAGTATTTTAATCAAAGTAAGATAAAAGCGTTGGTAGCCCCGGTAAAGAAGGTAAAAAAATGGTAGTAAAAAAACAATCCGCAAAGACAGCACAGCTATACGCCTATTCTTTTGACAGGAAAACATGGCAGGGTGATTTTAACAGCCGCGAGGAAGCTATACAGGCGGGTATGACAGACGAACACAATAAAGAATGCCTAGTAGTATATACAGGGATTGCAAAGCTGTATACGCCAGTTTTAAAATCTGAAACAGTATTGGATATCCTAAAAATAGAAGCTGACGAGATAGCAGGCGTAGCTGCTGCGAATTGGCTAAATTTAGAAGATATACAAGAAGAACTCTGTACCGAACTAGAAAAAACATTAACAGTAGCCGTTATGAAGTGGCTTGAAAAACATAGCTTAAAGCCCGATTTTTACAAAAGCATAAGCAGCGTACAGGCGCACGGCATAGACGATTACTTTAAAAAGAAATAAGGAAACGCCCTTTGTTTGCGCTGTGGTATAATATAGTAAAAAACAAGGGGTGTATTTCATGTGGACTAATTTATATGAAAACCTAAAATATATAATTAATAGGTTTGCAAATGTTGATGTATGGGCATATGCTATAGCTATATGGACGTTTGGATATAAGACATTCGGTGAAGGTTTTTGGGGCGTCGTGATATTAGCTTTTGGATTAGTGCTTTATGATACATTTTTAAAAATCGTATATATCAGCAAAAAATATATACATGAAAATTTGACGCCGGATATACCTATTGAATTTATCTCACTCCGTAAAGCCCTATATTACTGCCTTAAAGCTGAAACGTGGAATAAGACTTATTTAAACAGTGCTGCCCTTTCAAGAGTTATAGAAAAATTGCTGGTTTACAATGCTAGTTTAGTAATTGCATTTTATGCGGGGCAAGTCGTTCCGAATATTAAATTATTTTCAACAAACTTAATTTTAAATGACTTTTTGCCCGGAGTGATTACCGTCTGCATTTTAGTAGTTGAATTATCCAGCATAAACGAGAATCTGATAGAACTAGGATATAGTAGTATTGCTAACGCAGTAAAAAGGGTTATTGATTATGTGGTTAATAAATTTTTGCCTACCACGAAATAACGTGCTAAAATGGTAAAAAGGAGTGATAAACATGGTCAAAGAAATCCAGTTTCAGCGTAGTAAACAGCGCATTTTCGCAATGGATGAAAGCTATAATGTCATTGGTGATTGGGAATGTCGTGACGATTTTGTTCCGGGCTACAACGAAGCAGGCGACCCCCGTGGAAGCTTACCGGACGGCGTTTATACAAACGTAAGCGCAGAAGTTACTAACGGCGCATATGGCGCAGCTTATGGCACATTCTATATCACTACCCACGACCCACGAGCAAGAGATATTCACGGTGGCGGCAGCGGCTTGCCTAATCCGTTTGCAGGACGTCAAGGCTGGGTACCGACTTACGGCTGTCTGCGTATGCAGAATATCGACGGCGAAGAATTAAGCAGAATGATTATAGAAACAGGAAACAACGTTGTTTTAACAGTAGTACCATAAAAAACAATACTTAACATTTACGTCAAAAAGCAGGGCAAATGCCCTGCTTTTTTATTTTGCGATTTTTTCAAAAAAAACACTTGACAACAGGACGAGGGGGGGCTATAATATAGACAAGAGGTAAGAAAAAAAACAAAACAAAAATAAAAAAATAAAGGGGCAATGAAGAATGGAAAGAATGGTAGAATACAAGTATTATTTATCAATCAATAACGCAATAGACAGAAGTACCTGTTACGAAACGGCAATAGAAGCACGTAGAGCAGCTAAAAGCGTAAAAGCCGAAAAAGTTATGATAGTTGTCGAGAAATTCACCCGTGAATTTTTTGAAGCATAAAAACAAATTGAAAAAAACAAAAATAAAATCAGAGAGGATAGGCTGCTTATGATTTTTATAGTAAATGATAAAAGAATTGAAATTTATATCCACGAAGTTGGAAAAAAAACTAAGTTCCCTGTATTCGTGACATTACCGCCAAGTATCATTAGAAAAGTAACATTCTTAAACAATGAAGAATGCACGACATCAGAATCAAATTTAGAAACAATTCTTATTATAGCTCAAAAAACATTGAATTTATGGAACGAAAAAGCTGAACAAGAAAACGAAAATCCGAGGTATTTCAAAATTTGCAAAGTGGAGTTATAAAAAAATGTTTTTAGAAAATGCACTAAAAGGGCTGGCAATAAGTCTTGTTACTGGTATAATTGGAATAGTAATCACGTATTTATTTTGGTGGAGTTATAAAAAAATAAAAGGGGGTTAAATATGTGGAACTTAATAAAAGCAGTATTACTAGCCTTATTATTGCTGCCTGTGCCGGGCTTGTGCTGGGCGCAGGAGCAACCTATTATTATTACGACCGGGCAGGCGGCGAAATGGACAAGCGACTTGCAGCAGCTACAGCAGGAATTAACGCAGCTAGAGAGCAGCAGCAACGAGAAATCGCAGAGTTACAGGGACTTGTTATCGCGCTACAATCAAACATTGGAGATAGTAACCGCGTTACGGAACAAATTAGAGATAGCCGAGCAGAACTCGAAGAACTTAACAGAATCCTTGACAGCGAAAACGCAGCAGTTAACGAGCTTGACAGCCGAGAAACAGCAGACAGAGAAGCTATTAGACGAAGCAAACGAATTGTTGACAGCATACTCCGAGAGCTGCAAGAAAAAACTGGCAATCATTAAAAGGCAGCGAAATGCTGCATATGTAGTGGCGGCAGCCGCTTTAACATATAGCATTATAAAAAAATAAAAAAAGGAAGTGCCGAAATGTCAGACAAAATTAAACCGTTAAAAGAAAAAAATTCAACAGTTTCAGAAGAATCATTAAATTTAAAGCCCGAAAAAGAATTAAAGCCGTATTATGTAAAAATCACCGTTGAGCAGCAAAAGCAGTTTGAAACAACAAAAAACGCTATAGCTGAACATAAGCGATACACAGAAGCGACGGTAGACGCCGCCTATGGTTTTGTATTAAAGAATGGGTCAGAAAAATTAACAGCCAGCCCGGAAGCGGCTAAACAAGCAGCTAACTTATTCAAGGACGCTTCACTTTTAATCAGTGAAGCCAATGTATTAGAGTGCCTTAACCAGCATATTATAGGCTTGCTTGAAAATAACAAATTGGATTTAGTTAAATTGGTTGAAAGCTTAGAAGATAAAGAATTAAAAATTCTTGCAGGGCTGATTAGTGCGCGCATTCCTCAAGACACAGCAACATTAAAAGACGGAGAATAAAATGGGGGGGTTACTGGGCAGAGATAATCCTTTAGGCAGTGCGTTCGAGCTAATCAACAAGCGTATGGAAGAAGAAGCGGAAGCAGAAAAAGAAAAGCAAGCTTTGACTTACTGGAATGTAACGAAGAATTGCTTAAATTGCACTAAAAATTTAAAGTGCAATCTACCACGTTCCGCAAGAAATGCGCGTTGCAGATATTTTGAGCCGTCGGAAGCACACTTGGCAGAAATCCGTAAACATAACTATGAAGTAAGTTTGCGACGACGCCAAAAATTAAATTCATAATACTAAAAGGCAGGGTATTTGCCCTGTCTTTTTTATTTTGCAATTTTTCGAAAAATACTTGACAATAGGACGAGGGGGGGCTATAATATAGACAAGAGGTAAGGAAAAATCAAAAATAAAGGGAGCGATACTATGATTAAAGAAGATAGAATTATAACTAGAAAAAATTTAAAACAACTTTGCATTGACTTTGATTTATACACTCTTGGAACTTCCGAAGAATATGAGGAAATGTTAAAAAGTGCAGTATTTGAAGGACATCTGACGACAGAAAGAATTGTAGAGATAGCTAAAAACATTTTAGAACATAGCGAAACAGATATTGAATTAGGGAGTTTATGCGCGGAAATCAATAGAGCTGCATACACCTTTTTTATAGAAGAAGAAAAAGAGATAGCAAAAGAGATAGATACATATAAAGCTGAGTATTTTTTAATTATTGATGGTATTAAAATAAATTTTTGTTTTAATACAAAAGAAGAAGCAATATACAGAGCGAAACCTTATTGGAAAGCTGCAAAAAGTATAGAAATTTTAACAGTAGAAACCAAAAAATATATTGAAAAAACGCAGGAAACCATAAAATAACAACGAGGGATAAAATGATAACTGCATTTTTAATAGGCGTATTATTATTTTTGGCAGCCTTTATGATAAATATTTATATTATTCGCAGATTTTAAGGGAGTGATAAAGTGATTAAATTAAAAAAAGAAAAGAAAAAAGATTTTGTTTGCGACGGGTGTGGAAAAGGTTATATAGGGGCTACACGGAACAGCTTTGTTATCCGTGTAGCCGGATACGAAACATATAACATTCCGCTTTGCAACGCTTGTTTATTATCGTTAAAGAAAAAAATCAATAAAGAGGAGAATGAATAATGCAGAATATCAGCATTGAAGCAGCAAAGGCAAAAGGATTTATAAGCGGCTACCGTGTTGGACGGATTATTTTAGCCTGTTCTGTTGAACGCTGGAAATATGGAAAGCTGCTTAAAGAACTGCGGGAAGATTGCGCGAATATATTTAAATTCCATACCGGACGACGCACACGATATTACTACGACCCCTTCGAGGTATTGGAGAAAATAAAGGGCTATAAACAATACGGCAACAGGCATTTAAGCAAAGAAAAAATAGATGAATACTGCAATCAAGTAAAAGAAGCTAAAGAAAAGAGTTTAGAAAAATGATTGATTGCCTAAAATGTTACCGCCTGCGCCGCCATAATGATACTGTTTACTGCCCGTTTTTAGACCTAAAAGAATGCGTTAGAGGGGAACATTATATAAACATTGCAAGCCTGCCGTTCAAACCCAAACAGGAAGAAAATCCCCCCCTGCCGCCGAAAATGGTGAAAGCAATTCCACCGTTTAAACCACACCCAAACAGCCCGCACGATTGGGAAAAATTTCATACTCAAATTTTTGAAATGAAAAATAACGGCGTCAGCTCATATAAGATTGCTGCCGCATTGGGACTTCCACAAACGTCAGTATTTAACTATATGAAACGATACGAGCAGCCTTGAACGATTTTAAATAATCAGCGCAACACATTACATCTAAAACAAATAAAAAACGCCCATATGGAGATTATGGCGACGGAAAGAGGTAGAAAATGGATAACAAACTAGATATAAACGTAACGGAAAAGAAAGTAAGTGATGAAAACTTGCTAAAAACAGTAGAAGAAGCGTTAATGCAAAATGAACTCTGCTTATTTATGAGTGAAACGGGTACTTTTATGACTACAGGAACAACGGACGACGCAGAAGAAATCTTTTTGAAATTGCAAAGTGTTTTGCTTGCAGGCTTTTTGGGCATGGAAAAAGCAACAGATTATGATATTGAACAAATTTTATTACTACAACTAGAAGCAGTGAAAGAAATTAAAAAAGAGCTTTCAGGAGTTACCCCCCCGAAAGGAAGTATACTACTTAAAGGGGAGAGTGTTTTAAATTGAAATCATTAAAGGATGTAAAGCCCGGCGATAAAATATTTGTTTTAAATTCAAACCGTGGATACTTGAAAGAGCCGCAGATAGAAATATTAACCGCTAATAAAGTTGGAATACTTTATATTTATACTGATTATGATAAATACAAAAAATCAAATGGAGAAGCTGTAGAATCATCTTTAGACGTCAAAGCCTTTGCGACGTTGGAAGAAGCGGAAACAGGTTTATTTATGATTAAAGCGCGCAAATATTACAGAAACAGCATAAAAGTAGACGACATTACTTATTCCCAAATGAAAGCTATTTTTGATATTTTAGGAATAGACACGGAAGAAGTGCTAAAATGATTGAATACGGGCGATTTTTCACTAAACTTTACCGCATTCGACGGGGATATTATCGGCGCAACATCACAATTCGCTTGTCGGTAGGCTATGAATACCGACTAAAGAACAAAGAAATATTTAAAGAGGTTTTTGTATCGTTGCGTGGGCGTAATATCGCCACTTTTAAATTTAAGGATGTGATAAAATGAATGCTAGAGATATCATTAAGTTAGCTGCACAGCTTTATGTTTCCGAAGAATTCAAGAAAAACATAACAGTATTAACGAACATCCAAAAAGGTAAAGATATCAACATAGATGTTTTCGTACCAAAACTTACGCAGTTAACCGTAAGTGATTTTGCAAAATATCTGCAAAAAGCTATAGAAATGCAACCGGAAGAAGAAAGAGCCAAACACAGAAAATTTTTTGGAGAGCCTATAAGTTTTTGCAGGTGCGTAGCTAGAGGGCATAAAATGGCAAGTGTAATAGTTGAAGAATTTAATTCAGAGGTCAAAAAAATAAAAGAAAATTATGAGGGGTAAAAAATGTTTGTATCAGAGTTAGAGTTTGAGCTACACAAAAGGCAATTAAACCGAATCCTAGAAATAGAAAGACTTAAACTAAAGATACTAGAGAAAGAAATAAAAATAAATAGCATAAACGCAAGAATAGAACTTACTGCCATAGCAGCAATATTAAAACCTTCCGAAATGAGTGATACTGATTTTGTTTTAAAAATAAATGAAAAAATGAATGAGCTGTGGAGCGAGGAAACTTTAATAAGGGACGGCGCAAAAATAAACCAAGAGCTTTTAGAAATCCAAAAAACATTAGGTGAACTCGAAAAACAGAGAGAGGTGTAAAAAATGGCAGGAATAGAAAAATATTATGAGATAACAGAGGTTTACGGTTGGCAATGGGACGGAAACACGAATATAAAAATAGAGGATATTCCTGAAGAAATAAGAAACGAAGTCACTATGCTAAAGATTGAATGTAGTATAAAAACATCTTTTACAGAGGAAACAAAGCAACTGTTTTTCAATTACAAAGGCTATCAATACAATTTATTCCCCGGTGACTTCTTAATTTTTGAATATAACGAATTTATAGACGGCTTTCAGTTTATATGTGTAGAAAGGGAAAAAGATAGCTTTAAAAAATACAAAAAATGTAACAGTATTCTGTTTATGCCTACATCAAAAGATTTAGATAGTTTAGACCCCAAAACCGCTATAGAAGCCAGCGCAATAAATTTTTTCAATGAATCTTGTCAGGCTTTAGGAATTTTAGTAGATTTAAATAAAAAGTGTTTAGCGACCTGCAAAAAATGCGGAAAAACGAATAAAGAATGTTATCCGACAACAATAGAAGAATATGATATGTACATAGAAATGCTTTGCAAAGATTGCCTGACAGAAATACTGGACAAGAAAATAACTGCTATTAAACCTAAAAAAATAGAATAACAGAAAGGAAACATAATGAATCCTATACCCAAAAGGAAAATTATACGACTTAAAGGGCAGAAGTTAGCAAAGCTAAATGAAACGATACACCAGCGTGACCAGCATAAATGTATTTACTGCGGCAACCGTGTAGACCCGGGCGAAAAATTCCACCATGAACACAACGGGATAAAAAGCGACCAAATAGAATACGGTGTACTGCTGTGCATGGACTGCCACACAGAACGACACCACGGCAAAAAGTGCAATGATGTAAAAGAATACTGCCGGAAGTATTTAATAAATTTATATGGCGAATCAATTTACAGTAAATAAAAAAGCAGAGGTTTTAACCTCTGCTTTTTTTGCTTTCTCTATGCAATTTTATAAAATCTGGTAGGACGGTTATTTCTTCGTTGACTTCTGTAAGCCGCAGTACAGCAAACGGTGCGGCGTTGGTATAACGCTTATGGATGTTTACAGAAACAATGCGGCTATCTGTATCGAATGCCAAGCCCTCGGCTGCGTCTGTGATGTTTTTAAAAAGGTTATCGCAGTCCGGCTTGACTTTTGGAAATTCTGCGCCGATATCAACAGCGGCTTTAAACTTCTTACTTTTCGACGCAGGGACAGGTAAAAAAATATACACTTCACAAAACAAGGCGACATCTTTAAAAAAGATACCTGACTTTTGAACAGCTTGTTTAATACAGTATTCGCATTGCTGGCGATAGTAAACGGAAGCGTCTTTATAGTAGGCGATAGCATGGGGCAACGGAACGCCATTTTTGCCCCGTGTGGCGATTTTGGGTCGGCATTGAGGAATTGCTTCACCGTCGATAAAAACGGTTAACTGCCGGGCGTCAGGCGCGATATTCAGGGTATATAATGCGTTATCAATATTCATTGTTTAAACCTCTTTACTTTCCAAAAAATCCTTACTGGTAGGGTTTATTTCGCATTCAGTTAGCAAAAGCTGTTCCATGCTCACACCGAATAACTGCGCCAGTTTGTAGACATTAAGAGCATTTGTTTTCAAGATAGTGCGGTCAGGTGATGAATTAAAAGCATTAAGCGTTTTAAGAGGGATACCCGTTATCTCTGCAACAAAGCGACGGGACATTTTAAAAATGTTGCGATAATATTCGACTGCGCTTTTTGCGTGTGTTATCGAATCATTTTCGATAAGCAGCGTTTTTTGAGTTATTAAAACTCTATCCATAAAGTTATCGTCAGTCAGCTCAATCCTGCGCCCTTCAACTACAAGAATAATATTATATTCGTTATCGTCAAGAATATTTACTGTAGTCTTATAAGACCAAAAGCCTATTTTTTGAGTTATGAAATTCAAGATACAATCAATAGGCACAAACAACGTATATTCGACTTCATCTACAAAAGTAATAGCCTGCCGCCTATCAGGAAAGTTATAGACTTGATATCTTGGCGAGCCTGTTTCGTAGCTGCTTATGATTACAGTTTTTCCGACGCCATAATCAATTAAATGCGCGATATCGGGCAGATATTCAGGATTGTTATATCCATAAATAACGTGAGATATAGAAGGATACCCAATGACGACACGCTTACACTCGTATTTGTCGAAAAAGTCAAGAATATTACTACAGGGAAGATTAAAAACCTCAATCAATTCGGCTTCTGTATAGGATTTTTTTGACATACTAGCCCCCCTAATCGTTTTATACCATTGTACCACGTAAGCAGGATAAATTATAGTTTTTTTAAAGATTGTGCTATAATGAAAACAAAAACAAGGGGGGCGTAACATGGCTAGTCCAAAACGCAAACGTTCTGCCGTTGTTCGTATAGCTGGCGAAAAACGGGTAGCGAACGACCGTGAAAAAAAGTTTGCAAGAGAATATTTAAAATGCTTTAATTTTTATAAAGCCGCAAAAGCCGCAGGCTTTGCAGAAACAACAGCCCGGCGCACGGCATACATGATTTTTTCTCGCCCGTGGGTGCAGGAGTATGTAGAAGAACTGCGTGCAAAATACGAATTAGATGACATTGCAGAAGTTAAAGAAGTAATCCGCAGCTACACAGACCAAATGCGGGGCAAGGTCAAAGAAACAATAGAATATAAAAAGTACGTTCTTAAAAAGAATCAAGAAACGGGGCAAATGGAAAAGATATATACCGACGGCTATATCATGGAAAACACGCTTATAAAAGCAGGTAGCGAGAATATGGGTAAATACCATAAGTTATTCGGAGAAAACTCTCTAGCTATAGCTTTAGCCCCAACAATCGTCGCTGATGTACCAGCCGAACAGCCAGCAGAAGAAAGTGAATTGCCAACCTACGACGACGCGCTAAAAGCAGCGCAAAACTTTGAAGATTTAGCGAAAAAGATAAATGACCCCGCCAAAAATTAATTTAACTGACTGTATCGGCAAAGCTTTCTACAAAGTTTATCATCAAGTAATGAATCACGAATTTACGCATTATTGGTTTAGCGGTGGGCGTGGTTCTTTGAAGTCGTCGGCTATAAGTATATTTATCATCATGCTTATGCTGATAGACCCGACTATAAACGTTATTGTTTTCCGCAAGGTTGGACTAACAATAAAAACAACAGTTTATGAACAGATAGCATGGGCTATAGAAAAGCTGGGGCTAAATGATTTTTTCATAGCTAGAGTGTCGCCGCCGTCGTTTATATATAAAAAAACCGGGCAGAAAATATTGTTTTGGGGACTGGACGACCCGACGAAACGCAAGTCCGTAAAAGTAAAAAAAGGTTACTATGCTATAACATGGTTTGAAGAATTAGAAGAATTTTCGGGAATCGAAGAAATAGAAAAGGTATTGCAATCAGTGCTGCGTGGCGGCGAGCGTTTTTGGTGCTTTTATTCATATAACCCGCCTGCGTCTATGCAAAGCTGGGTGAACAACGAAGCCTTGAAATCTCGTCCCGATAAGCTGTTACACAAAAGCAACTATCTGCAAGCCCCGCCCGAATGGGTAGGGAAACAATTCCTCTATGAAGCGTCAGTTATGGCAGTATATCAGCCCCGCAGGTTTAGACATGAGTATTTAGGTGAAGTCACAGGAACAGGCGGCGAGATATTCACCAATTTAAAACTGCGACCAATCACGAACGAAGAAATATCGCATTTCGATAACATTAAACGTGGGCTTGATCTAGGCGTATCAATCGACCCTATGGCGTACATGACAATGCACCTAGATAACGCAGCACGCAAGCTATATATATTCAATGAATACTATGCCCGTGGCTGTCCGAGTTGGACGTTAGCAGAACATATAAAAAAGGAAAATCCACGCAACAGGCTTATAGTAAGCGATATCCAGCATGAAACATTAATGAGCCTAAAAAGCTATGGGATTAATGTTCTTCCGGCTAAAAAAGGGCAAGGTTCGAGAGAATGGGGCTATAAATATTTGACAGATGATTTATTAGAAATCGTTATAGACCCTATGCGCTGCCCGAATGCAGCACGAGAATTCGCCCAATATGAGCTAAAAAAGGATAGAAACGGTAACTATATTGCTAATTATCCCGACGGCAACGACCATACTATCGACGCCGTTAGATACGCATTAGAAAACAGCCACCCGCCCATGAAAATAAAACGTAAATAAATAGGGGGAAAAGAAATGAACAACAGCAAAAACGCGCAGAAACGTATTAGACAGAAAGCACTGACCACCGCCCGAAAAAATAGCGGCAACGAAAATCAGGCTTTCAACAACAAAGAACGAATCAGAAAAGACCCGAGATTGAAAGCATTAAACCTTATTAACCCGGTAGAAGGTACGCCAAGAGTGCCGACCCTTGCCGACATTAAAACAATGTACGGTGCGCCAGCTACGCTGGCAGAGGTAGACGCAGATACCAAAAAAGCAAATGACGCTGCTATAGGTCAATGTCATTCATTGCTACATCATGCTATCTCTATAATGGGCATGAGTGCATACCCGCAATTTTTAGGCTACGGTTATTTAACAGGGCTTGCGCAAAACGGGCTTATTCGGGCAGGCTGTGAGATGATTGCTGATGAAATGGTAGAAAAGGGCATAACGCTAACCACAAAAGGCAACAATGACCCTGATACCGATAAACAGGCAAAGCTGGACAGACTTAACGAATTAATAACCAAGATAAACCTGCTGCCGACACTACGCAAAGCGGTAAGTATCAGTAAGTATTATGGCGGTAGTTTAGTATACATGGACTTCGACGGAATCGACACCGCCAGTGAAAACCTGCTAAATCCATTAATTTTAACGAAGAACGAATTACGAGGTAAAAAACTGCGGCGTTTGAAAGTTATAGAGCCGTATAACCTTTCCCCCGGTCAATACAACGCAGCAGACCCGCTGCAAGAATATTACTTCAAGCCACGATATTGGTTTGTTATGGGCAAAGCGGTAGACGCAAGCCGCTTCCTGCCGCCAGTGCAAGAAAACGAACTGCCGACGATTTTACGCCCGGCATATAACTTTTTCGGTATCCCGCTTGCACAGATTGTATTAGACGCAGTAGCGCACTTCACAGAATGCAGAGAAGCAGAAGCAAGGTTATTGACCAAATTCAGCTTAACAGTATTCAAAACGAATCTTAACGAGCAGATTTTTTCGGGCGGTGACTGGGCGCAGATTGATAACCGTGTAAATAACTTCGTACAGTATCGCAGTAATGATGGCGTCATGCTGATAGATAAAGAATCGGAAGATATTGATATAAAATCAACGTCGTTAGCTGGCGTAAAGGATATAGTAAGTCAGGCAATGGAGATTGTAGCGGCTTACTTCAATGAGCCTGTAACAAAAATGTGGGGCTTAACGCCGTCCGGATTTAATACAGGTGAAAGTGATTTAAATAACCACTACGACCACATAGCCAGCCAGCAAGAAAAGCAACTGCGTGACCAAATAGAATACGTCTTAAAGGTACTACAAGTGCAGGAATGGGGCGAGATAGATAACGAGATAACTTTTACCTTCAATCCATTATCAGAAGAAAAAGAAGAAAGCATAGCTACTGTAAACAAAATCAAAGCTGAAACGCAGCAGATTTATATATCTAATGGCGTCATCAGTCCTGACGAGGGCAGGGAGTGCCTGAAAGCTGACCCGAAAAGCGGTTTTAATAACCTCAACGAAGAAAGCGTACCCGAGGAAGAATTAAGCGAGGAAGAACGCGAACTGTTAGGATTAACTGAAAAGCGGGAAGTTTTGAGCCAAGATGAAAAGCCGCCAAAAGAAGTTGAATAAAAAAACGAAATAATTGATTAAAAATAAGTAAAATGGGAAAAAATGCGGGGTTATATCAAATAATTCCGCATAAACCTTACAAAAGGGGGCTAATGTATGGCGTCGAAAATCAGACGACGGCGGCGACAGGTAACTATACCGGGAATACCTGCCAGCGTCGGAATACAGAACGAATACGCCCGTTCGATACGCCGCTTAATAAAACAAATGGAAAAGGCAGCGTTAAAGTTTGTGCTTAAAAAATACAAGCTGTTTAGAGCGTCGGAAATGGTAACGAATGACGCGCCCATTGATTTTGATAACAGACGCTTACAGCAGCTTATTGACGCTATAAAAGCGCGTTTCGGCAGATATATAAGCGAATGGGAAGCCGAGGAAATGGACGCTATAGCCAGCAAGTTTATCGGTAAGATAGATAAACAGACTAAAGCGGGACTTATGGCTAATCTAAAAAAAGCGGGCATTGTGATAGATTTTCACATTAGTGCGCTACATCAACCGCTACTTGAAGAAATGGTAGCGAGTAACGTCAACCTGATAAAGACGATTGCCCCTAAATACTTTGATAAACTAACAAATGTGGTTATTGACAGCGCACTAAAAGGGCGGGACATGGCAAGCATTTTTAAGCATATAAAAGACCTCAACACAGTTACAGAACGGCGAGCAGAACTGATAGCCATAGACCAAACCAACAAGGCAACGCAGGCGTTGAATGTTATGCAGACAAAAGATATCGGCATAAAAAAAGGTATATGGATACACATTCCCGGCGAGAAAAGCAGCCGTAAAACACATATTGCAATGAATGGAAAGAGTTTCTATTTAGACGAAGGGCTTTACGACGAAGATGTAGGCAGAAATGTATTGCCGGGAGAATTGCCATATTGCAGATGTGATTTTCGACCTGATATCACTGAATTACTCGCCAATGAGCAATAATTAAAATAACCTGTGATATAATCAAAATAACAAACAAATGTATTTGTATAAAAATAGTTAAAACGAAAGGGCTGACCATATGGAACGGGAAAACAATATTTTAGCGTTTGATGCCGCCATAACAGCGCGCAGAATAGACGAAAACGGATTTATGCACGTTGACGCCTGCCCAATCAGCAAGGCTACTGTAAACCCGTATTTAGGGCGTGAAATTCCGAACTGGCAGGATTTAGGCTTAAACCCCGAACGTGTCTACTATGGACTACGTGACCCGGAAGAATTAGCTAAAGCTGCCCCAACATTTAACGGCTTGCCGCTAATGCAGGGACACCACGACTATACCGCCGACGCGCCGCCTAAAGAATATCAGATAGGCAGCACAGGAACAGAGGCACGTTTTGACGAACCGTATTTATTGAATGCGTTATCTATCACTGATAAAAAGGCGATTAAATCCGTCGAGGACGGAAGCTGTAAGCAGATATCTTGCAGCTACCGCTATACACCCGATATGACCGCCGGGGAATATCAGGGCGCAAAATATGATTTTGTTATGAGAGATATTCGAGGAAATCACGTTGCCCTTGTGCCGCAAGGCAGGGCTGGCAGTGATGTAGTTGTATCCGACAGTTTACCTGTTGAGATAGAAAAAACAACGAAGGGAGAAAAAAAGCAAATGAAAAATCTTTCCAAAGATATTTTAAGCTTTAAACGCCGCAAAGCTGATTTACAGCGCGTTATCTTTGCAAAAGACGCTGATTTAGGTATCGAAGCAGCGGAAGTTGTATTGGCTAACTTGCAAAAGGCTGTAAATGTGGTTGAAGCGCAGGTAGAAGGCTACGACCCCCGAGAAATCGGCTTGGATGTAGACGCAGATATCTCAATCGACGACCTTGTAGACAAGTTCTTTACAGGGCTGGAAGCTGCACAAAAAGATACCATTAAGGCGAAACTGTTAGAATTAAAAGGCGGTGAAGGTATGGACGCAAAATTGACTTACGCCGAGGGCGTAGCTAAAGGCGAAGAATTAGAAAAGAATCCAGCCGAACGCGAAAAACTCGATAGAGAACATGAGCGTAAAGGCATGGAAAAGTATTTAGACAAAAAAGCTAAAGACGAGGACAAGGAAGAAAAAGCCGAAGATGATGAACTTGAAGAACGCATGAAAGACCCTGCATTTAAAGCAGGGTTTGAAATGGGTATCAAAGCAGGCGAGCGTTACGAAAAAGACAATCCGAAACGGATTGACCGCGACCATGAGCGTGAGGGCGAGGAAAAATATCTTGCTAAAGACGCACTTCCCGCATTGCTGGCTAACGCTAAAGCAGAAGCGGAAAAAAATGTTATGGAACGCGTGAAAAAACTTAACGCAGCCGCCAACGCTTGTGCTTTCGTACTCGGCAACGTCGACGCTATGGCGTATGACAGTGCAGAAGATATCTACGCAAGAGCATTGCAAGCCAAAGGCATTGATACTTCTAAATATCCAAAAGAATCTTACAAAGCTATGGTTGACGTGTTGCAAAAACAACGTTTCGACGTAACGCACGCTAACGACGAAGCAATCAAAAAATTCAACGTATCCAGTGAGAAAACTCCTGAATACATGAAAAGTCTGAAAAACATCACCATTCGATAAGAAGGGAGTTAAGAAAAATGGCTAACGAATTTCAAGGACAAGTAAATATCCTGCCTGCTATTGGTGTACCCGGTCAACATATGAGTACCAATCCTTTAGTAAGCACTCAAAAAGGCTATTGCGCAGCCGACACCGTAACTATTGGCGGTTTTGTTTGGGCAGTAACCGTAGATGAAAACGACGCTTTTGTAAAATCCACAGGCACAGGTGTGCCGCTGGGCTTTGCAGTGCGTGAAATCACTAACCCGCTGGGTTATAACGAATCAGCTTCTAACACTGTTCCTAAAGGCTTTCCCGTATCCGTAGCAGTCAAAGGTGACTTTGCTGTTATTACTGGAACAGCAGCAACCGTAGGTCAAAGCGTTTTCGCAGTGCTTGCAGACGGTACTATCAAAACTGGCACAGCAGGCGGCACTGTAGATGGTGCAATAGAAACTGATTATAAAGTAGTAAATATTAACGGCGGCGGTGCTGTAGGCGATATTATCGTAATCAGCAACTGGGCTTAATGAAAGGGGAAACACAAATGTTTGAAAATCAATTAGGCTTGCAAGAGCAGCTTGACGTGATGAAACAATACGGTATCATTTTTGATACTGGGTCGCCTATCCGTGGCATTTTGGCAAACGATAGCATTGACCAGTTAGCGAATGACGCTGCAATGGTTACAGCAGCTAACAGCGGCGTTCCTGTTGAATTTACATCTTATATCGACCCTATGGTTATTCCTATCCTGACCGCTACCCGTGGCGCAAGGGAGATTTTCGGAGAAGCTAAAAAAGGCGACTGGACAACCTCTTATGCACGTTTTCAAACTTCCGAAATCACAGGCGAGGTTGAAGCTTATACCGATTATGGTCAAGGCGGTGCTTCTGATGTAAACCCGACTTTTCCTGTAAGAACTCAATACATCTATCAAACTAACATCCGTTATGGCGATAGAGAAGTCGACGTCGCAAGCCGCGCGCGTTTGCAACTGGCAGCCGATAAACAACGTGCTGCTGCTACTGTAATCGACATTGCAAGCAATAAATTCGCATTGTATGGCGTGGCAGGCTTGGAGATTTACGGTTTGTTGAACGACCCGAATTTGCCTGCTGCTGTTAGTCCGTTGCCAAATGCAGACAGCAAAACCTTGTGGGCTGAAAAATCTACTAAAGAAATTTACGAAGATGTACTGTATCTGTTCGGCAAAATGGCTGACCGTGGCGCAGGACACATTGACGCTAATACCGAACTTGTACTTGCTACCTCTCCCGCTACACAGGTACAACTTGGCAAAGCAACTGACTTCAATATCTCTGCACGTCAAATGTTGGAAACCTACTTCCCGAAAATCCGTTTCGTTGCATTGCCTGAACTGGCTACCGCAACTGGCGGCACTTCCATTCTGCTTGTTGCTCCGACAATCGAAGGACTGCCGACCGCTCAAATCGGATTTAGCGAAAAGTTCCGTGCTATGCGCTTAATTCCGGAAAGCTCCAGTTTCCATCAAAAATTCGTCGGTTCTTCTTACGGCACTATCATTTATAGACCGTTTGCAATCGGCACAATGACAGGCGTTTAATTTACAGTAACTAATAAAAAAGGAGTGCTGCTACATGGCTAGACCAAAAAAAGTAAAAGAAGATGAAGTTGTAACAATCGTTGATGATAAGAATACAGAAGCATTACTGCCGCAGGAAGTCGAGCCGACAGGGGTAGAAGTGATTGAGGAAGAAAAGCCCGTTACTTATGACCCCAACGAAGGTGACGAAGTCAGCGAGGTAGAGGAAAAGGAAGTTGAAAAAGTTAACGCCAAACAACCTGTTCAAGCTTCCCCGACCAAACAAGTTGACACTGTTACGGTATGCTGCAATTCTTATCAAGACGTGATTTTTGCTGTAAGACTGCCAAACGGTAGTCTTGCCGAGGTTAAATTTAACGGCAACAACAAACATCTTGCGGGGCTTGAAATGGGCAAAAACCCAATCGGTGGCGCGTTCGGTATGACATTCGGCGTTCCTGCGGATATGTGGGAACTGATTAAAAAACAGCATAAATCAGACCCTAGAATCATTAACGGGTTGATTTTTGCGTCAACAGGAGATACCCGCTTTACAAAAAGCGCAATCCACGAACGCAAAGAACTGCGTAACGGGAACGAGCCACTTGACCCGAAAAAGGTTATTGCTTCAACGACCCCTTTTAAGTAAGGGGGCTTAAAAATGGCTGATGATAACAATATCGTTATATTCGACCCGGAAGAATTTAAAAAGCTGTATCCGCAGTTAGCGGGTGTAGATGATGTTGTTTTGGAAAACAACTTCAAAATAGCAACACTGGCTTTAAATAATTCCGTCAATTCAGCCGTGAAAGACCTTGACGAACGTAAAACGCTGCTTTACCTGCTCACTTGCCATATAAGCGAGCTACAGCAGCGCGGTGCGTTTGTTGTAGGCGTTTTGAGCGGCGCGACACAGGGCAAGGTATCAACAAGCTATACCCTACCAATGTCGCTTAACTGGTATAACCAAACACAATGCGGTATGCTTTTTTGGACGCTAACCGCAAAGTACAGAGCAGGCGGGCGTTATTATGCGTTTAAAAGTCAAGCTTGTTACAGGTAACAGCACAGGGACATCCGGTAACTGGAAAAAGAAGTTGCGAAATCTGGTAAGACAAACGCCGGAAGCACAGGCGGGCTTTACAGCGGACGCAACCTATCCAAGCGGAATAAATGTTGCCTATGTTGCTTATATCCAAAATAAGGGCATTGGCGGCGTTCCTGAACGCCCCTTCATGCAAAGGACTGTAGATGAACAACAAAACAAATGGAGCAAGCAACTTACTGCCCTGTTAAAAGGTAAGTCGGCGCAGAACGGCGCGCTTTTAAATGCTTACACTGCTGTATCAAAAGAAATGAAAGCGGACATACAGGATACTATAAAAAAATGGGAGTGGAACGACCCTCGACCGAATAGCCCTGCCACTATCCGAATGAAACAGCGCAAGGCACAAAGCGGTAAAAACGCCGTAGCAACTGACCCTTACCGGGCTTTGATTGATACGTCTACTATGATAAACGCGGTAACAAATAACGTAAAAGTTAAATAAAGAGGGTGTAACAGATGAACGGAATTAATTTGCACATGGTAGTTAGGAGGGCTATAACTGCCATAAATCCTGACGAACAAGTTATCTTGCATCAGTCAGCAGGGCAAAAAAATATCAGCGGCATTGTTACACCGCTTTTTTTTAGCCCTGCAACTGTAAACGTGCAGTTTCAGCCAAACGAAGCGAATCGTTTGCAACATCTTGAAAATATCAACAGCACGGCGCATACAGAACAGATATTCCTTGCCAGCGATAACAATAGACCCATTGAAGGTATTGCACGCGTTCCAATCTTACGCACAGGCGATTATATCGAGCGCAAGCCCGGTGAATTTTGGAAAATCACAGCAATGTTTGAGGACTGGTCTAATGTTGGTTGGGCTAACTGTGAAGTAACTTTGCAAGTGCCGCCGTATCCCGATTTTACCAATCAGCCTGACGACGAAGGAAACAACCTTACAAGCGTCGAAAGAAAGGCGGTGAAGTAATTGGAGCATGGGGAAATTAACGTAGCTGTAGAAGCCTATTTACGGGCTTATATGCAACCGCCGTTAACTGCTGAACAAATTTATTTAGGGCAGCAGAACAACTCGGCACTGCCAAAGACACGGGAACACGTGGTATTTTTTCTTGCCAGTACCCGCCGAATCGGTACGAATGTCGGGGAACAGATTGTAACGGAAGCAGGCACAACGGAAACACGTTCTTACCGTGAATATGTCGTTAACGTCGATTTTTGTGACGCCGATTATCAACGAGCATTGCAGCGTGCTGAATACTTTGAAACTTTGGGGCGTTCTGATGTTGCGGTTGACTTTTTCAAAAAGAACTACAATATTGCTTTATTGTACTGCGAAAATATGCAGTTTTTACCATATACTGATGACACAAATCAATATATCAACAGATACCGCTTGCCGCTTCATTTAGCGTTTTGGACGGTATACGAATACCAGACAGAATACTTTGATAAAATCGCGATAACGCGGCTGGAAAATGTTGACGTTCATCATAAACCAGAAAAAGGGGGTTTATAAAAAATGGCAATACCTATTTCAAAAATCGTTGAAATTAATCCGCGCGTAATTAAAGCGGGTAGCCAAGAGCTTGAAATTGCTGGCTTGTATTTAAGCGAAAACGAATTAACACCATTCCCGACGCTTAAAGCATATGCAAGCAAAGACGCTGTAGGCGAATACTATGGGCTTGATAGCATTGAATATCTTGCGGCTAGTCATTACTTTCAGTCCTACGATAATAGTGTTAAAAAGCCTAATATTCTTTATTTTGCGCGAAGGGTATCTGCGGCAATCGCAGGAAAGCTGTTCGGCGCAGAAGCGTTATCACTGACTGACCTTAAAAAAATCACTGCTGGCGGCTTTACTATTTCCGTAGACGGCAGCCCTATCACTGTTACCGGATTAGATTTTAGCGCAGCTTCAACGCCAAGCGACGTAGCCGCAGCAATCGCTGCTAAAGTCACTGGAACAACCGTTGTTTATAACAGCAACAGTGAAAGCTTTACCATTACCAGTGAAACAACAGGCGCAGATAGCGCAGTATCGGTAGCGACAGACGGCTTGACTATTGAAGCCCTCGGCACTGATACCGCAACAGCGTTAGGCTTGACCGCCGCAAGCGGCGCGCTAGTATCCGACGGCAGCGACGCCTTGACGCCTGCCGCTAATATGCAATCTGTTGTAAATCAATCGACTAACTGGGTAAGCTTTACCACACTGAAAGAAGCTACAGATGTAGAAATTCAGCAGTTTGCTGAATGGAACAACAGTAACCCGATTGAATTCTTGTACGTTCCGTGGCAATCTTCTAATGCCCTGAAAACCAGCGGCGAGGGAACACTTGTAACCACGCTGAAAGAAGCGGACTACGAAGGACTTTGCATGAACTATGCGCCTGACGTATACACTGCTACGCTTGTCATGGCTACAGCAGCTTCTATTGACTGGAACAGGGCGAACAGTGTTGTAAGTTATGCGTTCCGTAAGCAAACAGGACTTGCGGCGTCTGTAACGGACGACGACAGCGCAACAGCATTGCTGGCTAACAACGTTAACTTCTATGGACGCTACGCCGCCCGCAGCACTGATTTTTCGTTCTATTATGATGCCAAAATGTTCAGCGGCAACTATGGTTTTGTAGATACCTACATCAACATGATATGGCTTAAAAATGTCATGCAAATCTCACTTGTAAACGGCTTGACGTCAATCGGCAGAACGTCTTATAACGAAGTCGGATACACGCAAATTCGTGCATGGCTGAACGACCCAGTTACTAGGGCATTGAATAACGGCGTAATTGATACAGGTGTCGAATTAAGCGAAAGCCAAAAAGCGCAGCTTTATGCGGAAGCAGGAGAAGATATCTCTACAGAACTTTACACTAATGGCTATTATATTCAGGTATTAGACCCGGGCGCAGCCGCAAGGGTCAACCGTGATAGCCCGATTATAAACGTATGGTATACATATGGCGGCAGCGTTAACAGATTAGTCGTTCCGCTGACCGTAGTGTTATAAAAAAGGGGGTGTGCTATAAATGGATATTACATCAGCAAATGCAAAATGTTTCTTAACGATTGAAGAACTGTTTCCGGCAGGTGTGCTGCTGCAAAACTACGCTACCGACCAAGCTGTTGACCAAGACGAGCGACAAATCAGTATCGTTCGTATGGGCGTTGACGGACATATGGCGGCAGGCTGGACACCGCAACCGCATATTATACACTTTACCTTTGAAGCAAATAGCCCTTCTTTAACTTATATTAGGGCGTTGGCGAAATACATGGAAACACAGAAAAAAATCGTTCGGCTAGGTTTAGCAATAAACATTCCGAGCATTTCAACTTCGTTCATGTTCTCGAATGGCGTATTAACTAACGCTAAAGACTTCCCAGCACTTAAACAGGTGCTTGACCCCGTTACAGCAGCGTTTGCTTTTGAAACGAGAAGCTAATATAATATAGTTAACTAATAGGCGATATTCATAGTATCGCCTATTCTTATAAAAGGAGTGAGCAAAAAATGGCTAGAAAAGAAATCATATTTACGCTACAAGACGCAGAAAGAACGCTGAAATTTAAGGCGCGACAAATGCCCGCGACAAAACTCGAAATGTTTATTATTAAACTTGCAGCCGTGGCACTTCACGGCGGTATTGCAAATTCATTCAACGGACTGCCGGAAGGGAAAGGCATTTCCGAAATTAACTGGCGTGATGTTAATATTGATGAAGTATTTAAATCTTTAGGAAATGTTAATGTTGAAGAAGTCGCCGAGCTGGGCAACGAGCTGCTTAAATGCTGTTCGCTCATTACTTCCGACGGTGTAGAGCAAGAATTAATGCCGGAAACAATAGACGCAGTTATTGAGGAAGTAGGTAGCCTATGGACGCTGAAAAAGAAAGCCTTTGAGGTGAATTTTTCTAGTTTTCTAAAAGGCGGCAAGTCAAACGAAACGCCCGACTTGTCGCCGAGCAGCAGCGGTATTCATTTCTCGAAAAAACAGTAAACGTCACGCCCTCTGTTGCTAATGTAGTTGCTGCAAAACTTGCCACATTGCATGAACTTCAAACAATTTACAGTTATGATGATTTATTAGACATGTGTGAGATTTTGGCTAACAAAAATACTAATGATTTTTTATTAGCTGAATATATGAGAAAAAACACGAAAGGGGGTTAAAAAATGGCTACAGTTATTGACAGTTTTATGATAACTCTAGGGCTAGACCCCACGGATTTTAACAAAGGAATAGATGAAGCCGACAAAAAAACAGAAAGCTTTGCTTCCAAGTTAACGAAAAAAGGAACAGCAGCCGCAGCCGCTTTTTTTTCGTTTGGTGGCATTATCGCGCAAGTTAAAAGTTTAGCCGCTGGTGCTGACGCTGTTGGTAAGATTGCCGACAGAATAGGCGCAAATGCTCCGGATTTATACGCATGGGGTAACGCGGCAGAACTATCAGGCGGCAGCGTCAGGGGATTGTTTAACAGCGTCGAAGGACTTAATAAACAGTTAACTCGTATTGCTGTCACGGGTAAAAGCCGTATCCTGCCATTCTTCGAGCAACTAGGCGTTGCAGTAGTAGACGACAGCGGAAAAGTCCGCAATGTATTTGACGTTTTGCGAGATTTAGCCGGAGCTGTTGAAGGTATGAGCAAGCTTGAAAGTCAAGGTATCCTTTCATCTTTACAGCTTGACGAGGGTACGATAGGACTTCTGCAAGGCGGACGGCAAGCGTTAGATGACCTGATAAAACGTCAAAAGGATTTAGGCTATTTCACAAAAGAAGATACTGTTATAGCTGCAAAATTTAATGACAGCATTACAGAATTAAGCCGTTCTTTTAGATTCGTCTTTCTACCGATTCTGCGGTTTGCCGCTCCTACCTTAACGCAATTCGCCCTAGCATTAACGGATGTATTCGCCTATATGCAGAAGCACGGCGATATATTAACAATGGCGTTATACGCTATTGTAGCCGTTGTTACGGGCTTATTACTGCCTGCCCTATGGAGTTTATTCACCGCCATATTAGCCAATCCTATAACGTGGGTTATAATGCTTATAGCGGCGTTTATTCTAGTCCTAGAAGATTTATGGGTATACGCCAACGGTGGCAAAAGTGCTTTCGAGGATATGTGGAAAGCATTGGGGACAGGTGACGAAGTTTTAGCAGCCCTACAATCCGCATGGGACTTTTTGAAACAAGCAGCTCAAATAGCATGGGAAGTTCTGAAAGTTATTCTATTATCATGCTTAATGGCATTTTATAAAATCATGGCGGCAATGGCGGCACTTGTTGCAGCAGGCGGCGCAGCATTTAAAGCCATTGCAGGTTTTATTGATGATTACTTAATATCCCCGCTCAAATCAGCGTGGGAATGGATAGGAAAGATTTTAGACAAGATTCCTTCATTGAGCAGCATAAAAGCTACTGTTTCTGAACGTTGGGAACAAGCTAATACTCCGATACCGTCTTTGCAGGCTATTGCAGCAGGCAGCGGGGGCAGCAATACCAATCAAGAAATTAACGTTGGGAAAATTGATATCCACACCACAGCAACGGACGCAAGCGGCATAGCTGCCGACATGGGTGGAGCAATCAGCGAGAAATCAGGGCTATTCTTCACGAATGCAAGCGGCATTAAATAAGGGGGGCGTAAAATGGCGAAATTATGGAATTGGAGCGGTAAAGAATGGCAGAACTGGTTACTTGCCAACAGCGCAGGTACAGCACTAGCCACATTTACGACCTATCTAGGCAGCACAGTAAAAGCGGAAGCTAATATCACATACGACTACCTAGAACAAGGCAGCTTTGCTGCATATAATAAAACTACTGCCCCTATGGATATCACAGTAACGCTTGCTAAAGACGGAACGCCGGGAGAACTTCAACAGGCTGTTGCGGTGCTAGAACGGCTACGAACAACGACGGAATTAATATCATTTGTTACACCGCTTAAAGAACATCAAAACATGACGCTTGATAAATATGATTACGCTTTTAACGAGGGGCAGGCATTAACGACCCTTGTAGTAAACATTCATCTTGTCGAGATTCGGCAGCAGAAAAGCCAGTATACAAATGTTGATGTGCAGCCGATAACATCCGACGACGCCGCCAGCGCGTCAGACGCTTCAACTGTTGATAGAGGTAACACTAATCCCAGTGAAGGGGACGATTCGGAAAATAGTAGTGTAGCATACGATATAAAAAAGGTTTTAGGGGGATAATATGACTTATAAAACGATACCATTAAACGCTATACCTAATCAGCAATTCACGGTAACGCTTGACGGTCAAATATGCCAAATCCGCTTATACTGGCGTTATGACAACCTCTATTGTGATTTAAACGTACAGGATGAAGTTATATGCACGGGCGCGCTGTGTGTAACTAATGAGTTTATCTTACAGCAGCCTAAATTGAATTTTAGCGGAAACCTGTTATTTGTGGACAAGGAAGGACACGGGGCGCAGCCTGACTATAAAGAGCTGGGAACACGTTTTGTCTTGTGCTTCGTGCCGGAAAGCGAGATGTAGCATGAGTTTTTCTATAAAAGCCCTTAGAGCGACTATAACGCTTCGTAGCGGGACTTTTCCGAATACGAATAGCAATACTATCATTATCGAAAACCACCGCATTAAAGCGACGATATCGAAGCCGGGCGGCGAGGACAAGAACACTTTAACCGCCAGTATATACGGATTACCTTTAAGCGTCATGGAAACAGCAAGCACGTTAGCATTTTATCCACAGCAGTCAGAGAAGAACTTTATTCGTCTTGAAGCTGGCGACGATACGGGTATAGTCGGGACAGTCTTTGAAGGTGAGTTTACACTGGCAGCCGCCAACTTTAGCGGTGCGCCGGAGATATCTTTTGATATCAAAGCAGCGGCGGGTATTTATCCTGCGCTACTGGCAACGCCGCCAATCGCTGTACAAGGCACTACCGACGCCGCGAAACTGTTCGAGCAATTCGCGACAGAAGCGGGATATACTTTTATCAATGAGGGCGTTTCGGCAAGCGTTAGAAACACAACCTTTACGGGCAGTCCAATCGAAAAAATGCACAAGCTAGCAAAGCAACTAGGCATTGATTTATACATTGACGACAGTAAAGTCGTGATAACTCCGAAAAACGGAGCGCGCAGCGGCAATGCTGTGTTGATAAAGGTAGGAACTGGTTTAATCGGCTACCCGTCTTTTACGCAGGACGGCATAGAGTTTAAATGCGAATTTGACCCTACTATAACACTAGGCGGTTTAGTAAAGCTGGAAAGCGTTGTTCCGCGAGCTACAGGCGTATGGAAAGTTACAAGCTTGACGCATAATCTAGAATGTTTTAATTCACAGGCAGCGGGAGCGTGGGACAGCGTAGTCAAAGCCGTTTACGTACAGGAGAACTGATATGGATACTTTGAAAAAATCTCAAATAGTTGCGCCAACGGTTGAAAGCACTCGTTCCCCTTTTACTGGTAACAGTCAGGGCAACGAAATGGCGTATTTTATCGAAAACTTTTTGAATGGCAGGGTAAATACGGCGTTGCCGTGCAAAGTTCAAGCTGTTTACAGCGACGGAATAAGCCCCACAGGGCGAGTTGATGTACTGCCCTTAATAGTTGCCCTAGACGCCAAAAACAACGCCATAAATCCAGCCCCGCTTTATAATTTACCCTATTGCAGAATACAGGGCGGCGCAGCGGCATTAGTTTGCGACCCTGTACCGGGTGATATTGGACTTGCGGTATTCTGTCAGCGGGACGTATCCAACGTTGTTAACGGAACACCTGAACCAGTCCAGCCCGGTAGCTTTAGGAACTTTGATATTTCAGACGGCTTTTTTATCGGCGGATTTTTAAACCAGCAGCCGACCTGCTACATTCAGATTCTACCGGACGGCAATGTTATCGTCACAGCCCCGCAGCACGTCACAGTTAACACCAGTCAGACGACCATTAACAGTAACACTACCATAAATGGCAATCTGACCGTTACAGGTAACACAACCGTGCAGCAGCGGCTTGATGTTATCGACAATGCGACAATCAAAGGTATTAGCTTTGCCGACCACGTTCACGGAAATGTTGAAAGCGGCAATAGTAATACTGGCACACCTAAATAAAGCAAAACATCAAAAATGGGTAAATTTGATATCTCAAAAAAAGAGATAGCAAAAAACGCTGTTTTTGACATTTAAACTACATAAATAATTTAGCGATAAAATACCGTATTTTACCGCATTTATACCAGCAAATTTAGCATACAAACTAAGAGAGGTTTTGAAATGGGAAACGGGAAAATTAAGTGCAATCTATGCAATGAAGAATATTCAGCGGACGCCTGCAAAAGCTTTACTTACGGGCGGCTTGATGTAAATATTTGCCCGACATGTTTGGTTTGGTCATCACACGAATGGGCAGTTATGGCGAGAAAAACGCTGCGACAAAAGAAAGGCAGGCGTTGACGTGGAAGCGATATTTATGGGTGCGATAACGTGGGCTATCATTGGTATTTGCTATATGATTTATTCTGAATTTTAAGGAAGTGATAAAATGTTTAATAGAAGATTACTTCAAGCCACATCAGGGGGGATATTCCTGTTCCCGTTGATGTTCCTACCGCTTGTTTTGTTCCGTCACGAAATCAATATAACGCTCAAAATCGAGTGGAATATATGCCGACATTTACCATTCCCGAAAATGTGACGCGATTAGGGTTATACTGGTATCCGCGTAGTACAATGAATGCCACATATAGCCGACTATTTCGGCAAGTTGTTGCCGTGGCAGCAGGACAGCAATATAGAGTTGATTACTTTAATTGGGCTGACCTTGCTAGTAACGCACGCGGGACATTACGGCTAACCAATGTAAATAACGGAAAGTATTTAGATACAGCGAACGGATTAGTTTATTTTAATGATGATATTCTTCGAGCTGCCGTTAGTTCTGGTTTATTTATGTTTCCCTGCAACGTATTGTATTGCGGATATAATAGAGAGATTGAAAAGTTGCCTATAACAGCAAGTATAGCGTGATAGGAGGATAACTATGTTCAACAGGCGTTTATTAATAGATTCGGGGGGGGAGCAGCAAACTTATTCTGTGCTTGAAATCCATGTAGACACGCCCGACGGCGATTACGTTCGGTCAGCAAGAGTGGAGCTGACTTACAACGGTGAAAACAATTTAGCTAATACTGATAATAAAGGAATAGCCGTTTTCTATGGAGTGCCGACAGGAACAGAAATATCTTATACGATAACGGCGGCAGGATATAATGCGGCTACAGGGAAATGGATTATTCCCACAGACGTCGAATATGAAACAGAGTATGTTATTTTATCCCCCCCTCGTTAACTATGATTTTAAATTAACTATAGGGCAAAACTACGACGTCGAAATGGGTTTTTATCAATCGGGATTTTTTAAAAATGATTTTGGCGGGATAAGCCCGGCTCAATTTATGCAGCACACAATAGAAAAAGTTGGAATAGACGCGATAATGGATACAACGACAGGTATGTATACGGCAAACACGTTAACAGTAGCGTTAACAGGAGATACCCGGAGTTCTATAAGTCAAATAACAATCTATGTGGCTGATTCTATGTATACGCTTAATACCGTTATTTATAATGGTGGTGTTACCTATTATTCATTCGAAATGTTAGATAATACTACGGTAATAGATTACTTTGACAGAAGGAACGGGCAAACAGTAGATATTCAATTAATAGACCAATAAAAAAGGTGGTACGAATATGTTTAATAGACGTTTACTAGTATATCCGGGGGGGGACATCTGAACCCCCGCTGCCAACAAAGGAAACTGTATTGTGGAAGGGTAGCACTGTAAATGCTTTTACTATCACTATCCCAGCAGGTGTGAAAGTTTTAAAAATCACAACAGAAGATACCTATGTAAATGAGTTTGTTGACCCTAATCTGCCTAGATATATTGGTGTAACAGGCGGCAAAACTTATAATATGCGTTGGGCTACTGTAGAAGAAGGAAGTGTACCCGAACCTGAATATTGGGAGGTACAAGTATACAGGTATAATAGTTCTTCTGATTTTAAGCAATGGGTAAGTTCATATGCAGGAGATGCAGTAGAAGGTGCAAGTACTACGAGTATTCGGATTATAATGTCCTACTCTGCAAGCATAAACGGCGTAACTCCAAACGTTTTAGATTATTAAGAAAAAAACAAAGTGAAGTGAATTGACATGAATAAAGCAGAAAAGGCGAAAGCCTACCGTGAGGAATTGAAAGCGGAAGGATACTGCCCAAGATGTTATAAGCGTAAAGCTGTAGCGGGCAAGCTGCATTGTAAAGAGTGCGAAAAGTATTACTATGCATATTATCACGCACACAAGGCGCAGCGGCTTGAATATGCAAAGCAGCGGCGGGAAAAACTCAAAGCTGCCGGGCTATGCACTCAATGCGGGAAAAGGCAGCAGGAAAAAGGGCTTCTGTGCATAGAATGTTATAAAAAACTACCCCATTAATACCAGTAAGCAGGGCAAAAGCCCTGCCTTTTTTATTTTGCGATTTTTCAAAAAAGACTTGACAACAGGACAAAGGGGGGCTATAATATAGACAAGAGGTAAGGGAAAATAAAGGGGCAGTATTATGAAAAAATTAAAATGGCAAAGAAAGTATTTGTACAACGGCAGAACGCCGCATACTCTTTTTCCTCACGATTATAGTAGTAACAGTAATTTATGGATACAAAATAGGAGTTTTAAAGTCCCCAAAAATGGCTGGGAAATATATGACAACGATACATTTATTAAGGCATTCGATACATTAAAAGCCGCTAAAGCATATGCAGAAACGCTAGGAGTTGAAACATATGAATAGACCCTTAATGAAAGAAATGAAAAAAGAAAGTAGGCAGGTGATAAAGTGAAGTTTGAAAAACCAACACTGAAAGAATGGAACGCTGCCGAGAAATTAGCTGACCCGGTAGCGTTTAAAACATGGGTCAGAAGGCTGGTACGCAGGGACAAGAGGTATTTAAAAGAAGTTGCAGCAGAAATGAATATCAATGAAACAGGCTTACACGACCGTTTTAAAAGGGGATTTGTAAACATCAACGACTTAATAAAGCTGCTGGATAGCCTAGATATGGATTTAATAATCCGAGATAGAAGGTATAACAGATGAATAAATACTGCATTTTTTTAACAAAAGGATATTATGAATACTATACAGGGAAAAAGTTTTATGATAAAAAATTAGGTGTTTACTATCCTTTAACCACTCAAGATATTGATGATAAAGAGGTAAAGTGGTATAAAAACCGCCAGACAGCTATAGAGGTGGGATATAGATTAATTGAAAGTTGTTTAGAAATTAAAGGGTTTAAAATTAATAGTATCACTCAATATGGCTGTTTGGATATATCACAAGAATTTACAGAATAGGAGTAGTTATTGGATGAAAAACTTAAACGCATATAATGAATATCGCATAGTACACCCGTTCTTTCCGGAAGAATAGTACCGACGTATGAAGAAATTTGCGAGATTAGAAACAAATTTTTTGAGCCGTCTGAACAAGTTATACATTTCTTTCATTCCAACAGTAAAGATATAAACCTAAATGAAAAATGCTTACACTTATGGAGCAGCAAAAAAATTATGTGACATCTCAAAGGAGTGGAAGTTTTGAGCTTTTATTGTATCGAAATCAAAAACAAAGGGTATTATACAGGCGAGATAGTAAAACGGAACAGCAAGCTTAAACCACTTTGCAGTTTATTAACTCGCGGCTGTTGTAAATATGGCAGCGATATAGAAGCTGCCGAAGCAGTTAAAGAAATAATTGCGAAATGCAGAATACCAAAAAATTATATATCAATAAAAAAAGTTATCAGCCCAACGTCTAGCGGCAACAATTTTAAATCTTCTTTTGATAATCAGTTCAAACAATTATATAAAAAACAGATAGAAGCAGAGGACAGGGCTTTAAAGTTCATTCAAAATATTCATCAAATAAAAAGCATAACTAACGTTTCTGAAACTCATAGCTTGAAAAATAACGTGATAAAAGTTATTATTAGATTGACAAATGGCGAAAAAATAATCATAGATAATCCAAGTAAATTTTTTCAAAACAAAATAAATGAAATAATGAAAGGTGAGAACATGGAATATTCTAATCAGTTTGAAGCCCCGGTAAAATTCGGAATTTTAGAAGAAGAAAAAGTTTCCCGCAAATTTTACCCCGTAAAAAATGCACCTGCCGATACAGTGCTGCCTAAACGAAAAACAGCAAAAAGCGCAGGTTATGACTTCGTGCTACCCTGTGATGTGCGCTTAAATCCCCGCAGCGTATCGGCTATTATTCCCACCAACGTTAAAGCGTCTATGCCTGATGATGAAGTATTAATGCTATATATCCGCAGCTCAATAGGCATTAAACATCATGTAACACTAGCGAATGGGACAGGAATTATTGACGCCGATTATTTTTCCAATCCCGACAACGACGGCAATATAGGCATTTGTTTACAAAATAACAGTGATGAAATCGTTAGCTTCCGAAAAGGTGAACGAATTATGCAAGGCATTTTTGTAAAATATGCCGTATGCGATAACGACGAAACAAACGAAGTCCGCAAGGGCGGTTTTGGGTCAACAGGAAAAGAATGACGCTTATATTTGCCCTGTAATCGCTTCAAAATACTTTTAGGACAATTACTACATACAAGCAAAAATAAAACGCTGTAACCTAAACAGCGTTCAAGAGAGGGGGTATATCATGGATAAGTTTTTTACTGTTCTGAAAGAAAACGGTTTAATTATGAACTTCGTTTTTTTCTGCGTTTGCTTTTTAATCATTGGCGCAGGATTAGGGCAAATGACGAAGTAAAAAAACACCCTGCTAAAAAGCAGGGTGTTTTTTTGTTTAAAAAGGTTTGTGAGAAGGGGCAGCTTCTGCATATTTAATTATAGCAGCAGGACGCAAAAAAAGCAACCGTTGCCGATTGCTAATTTTGCTACAAGTTTCCATAGAGCTGAAGCCACATAAATATTATAGCATAAAAAAACAGAAAAAGCAAAGCGTTAACTTTGCTTTTGTCTGCTGCTTTTTTAACTTGTTTTGCGTCACATGATAAAAAGGCGGATTAATTTTGTACCATATTTATTATAGCGCATATATGGTATAATGTAAACAAAAATAAAAAAGCCCCGCAGGGCTTTTTTACTACCAGCTTTATCGTTGGGGAGATAAAGTTGATATGTACCGTATTTATTGTATCAGATAAAACAGAAAAACGCAAATGTGCGTTGCATTTGCGCTTCTGTGACCCTTTTAGTTACCAACAATCACCGCTGACTGTGAATATCTAAATTATAGCAGCAGGACGCAAAAAAAGCAACCGTTGCCGATTGCTAATTTTGCAGAGGTTTTGCTGAATGAAAAAATATAAAGGCTTATGACTATGCGACACTAAAATTATAACATAGTTAAATAAAAAATAAAAGGGGGCTTACTCATGGCGCAATTAAGCATTTATAACGGCAGTGTTACATCCGGTGGAACAGACGGAACACTAATCACCACAGGCGATATCTTGAAGTACACAGGGGAAAAGGGCGAGCTTGGAACTATTGTTCCCTATGCGCTGCGTGCTGCTTTAACGACCAATGTTTATAACGTTTCGCTTTCTGTTATCGGCAGTAATCCTGAATGGTTACAGATATCTAAAGACGGTAACACGTGGGGTCAAAAGTTAGAGTTCGCGAATATCGGCGATACGAATACATTATTTTATGTGCGCTCAAATATTCCGGAAGGTGCAGAATTCGGACAAACCGTATTAAATAGATTCTTGCTGAAATATGTTGAAACAGTATTAACAGAGGGGTAGGTTTTTTATGGAACTGAATTTATCTCCACTAGAAGCAATGATTGTTGCTATCAATAAAAAAGAAGTGCGGGAAAGACCCAGCAACGAGATAAAAAAAGATTTAGAGGAGTTTATTAAAAATGATTATAATAAAATGCGAGGATGAACTATTGATGTTAAGCGGCAACGCTTATATTAAGGCTATCAAACTAGATGTTCCCGACAATGATAAAGAATTAACAGGCAAGCTAGATATATACTGCCAAGAATTTAGAAAAACGGCGTTAAGTATAACTTATGACAAAAAAGTCGTAGAAAAGCTGTTAAATGAATGTATGACAGCGATAGAGGTAGAAATGTCTTGCGCACCTGATTGCAACACAAATATATTTATTGATTTAAAAAATATTATTGATTGTGCGATAGAAAAGGTAGAAAGAGGGCTGGAAAATGATTAGATTCTATATTAACGGCACAGCAGGGCAAAAAGACGGCACAGAAGTTACATCAATAAATCCTATCACAGCTACAGGGCTTTTCCCGTCGGGTAGCACGGAAGCGACTAAAACGGTAACTGTTTGTATCCGCGCAGATGAAGGTGAAAGCTATAATCAAATCATGCTAGGCTGCAATAGTGAAGCTTATAGTAAATGCAGAATATCTAGCTATAACAATACTGGCGTTCAAATTGTTTCACCTAATACGAATTGGGATTTTTATTTAATCAAAACTGTTACTGATACAAACCAATCTTTCAATTTAACATTTTATGCCAAAAGCAGCGAAACAGGGAATGTTGATACATCTGTGAGCTTATATGCTTATATTGTTGATTTAATGAGCGCAGCGGATACTAACTTTATCGGTGACTCTTACGATAATGGTAATATGGTGATGATAACTGTTCCGGCAGGCGTCAACGTTCTAAAACTATACATCCAGCGTTCAGACAACAAATTCGACACTTTATTGTTGGGCGTACAGCCGTCAAAAATGTATACGATACAGAGAATGGATACAGCCGACGGCAACAACAATCTGCGTCTTGTGTGCAATACTCAAAGTGGACAGGTTGACATATATCAGGGACACGCAGCGACGGACGCAGAACATGCACTAATGATACATAGCCCGCTACAGTTTTGGTATTCGGCAGCAATCGAAAGAGAAACCCCGGACGTGACGGCTGTACCGTTCGCGTAGAAAGGATGTTAAAAAATGGCTAATCATTTACACTGGTATATTCATGGCAGCATAGGAGCAAGGGACGGGCAGGAAGTCGATATAACAAAACCTTTAAATTTAGGCGAAATTAACAGCTATAGCAACTTATGCACTTACCCCAACCGTGACTATAAATATTATCCAATCATAGCCCTGCCATTGTTTTTGAGAACTGACACAGGTTTTGAAATATCTAGCGGCAGCTTAACCGTGGGGTACGCAGATACAAGCGTCGGCTTTATCGGTGCTTTATGCACGAATAACAACTGGACGCCGGAATTATTTAACACTAAAACAGCATTGAAAGCGGCACTTGATAGCAGCAGATTCAAGATATCAGGCAAGAATATTGCGCTTACTATCACAGCGAGCAACAAAATCACGGACACAAATAGCTGTTTGTTCTTGATGTGCGCATATATGAATTCGGATAAAGCCAGTGAATTATATCCTATTAACCTAATTAATTTTAGCTTTACAGAAACGGCTTTATAAAAGAGTTGTCAAGTGTTACTTTT